TCTGTGCCTAGCTTGGCAAGGTTCTTGGCATCGGCACTGACTACGGTCGGGCCTTCTGCCCCATCGGCTCCCTGAAGGGGTAGCCACTTGGTGCCGTCGAAGATGTGTGGTTTTGGATCAGCCATTGGATTGCCCTAGTGTTCTGGGCCGGGAGGCGAGATTGCCATCCCGGCAGTGACCCCTACTTAGACCTGAAACCAGATAGCACCCTTCGCGGCACCCGTAGGTTCAGCGGCCTGCGGGCCATAGACTTCCTGCGACACGCCATCGGCACCGTCCGCACCAGCCTCACCCTTCTCGCCGGGATCGCCCTTCGCACCATCGGCACCGGCAACACCGTCATCGCCGTCCGCACCAGCGGGGCCTTGCGGGCCAACCGGGCCACGCACGGGGCCGACGTTGATCCACGCCGCCGAATCCCACACGATCCCGTCGCCGGGCTGGGCAGGGCCGCTCGCGCTGGCGGGAGTGCCAACCGGAACCGGATCACCAGCAAGCCACATATCACCAACATCGGGAGCAGCATCAGGCGGGTAGGTAGTGGCAGTGCCCTTGATGGTCACGCCGCTGCCCGAGTCGCCCTTGTCACCCTTCTCACCGGCAGGGCCTTGCTCGCCCGGATCGCCCTTCGGGCCAGCCTCACCAGCGGCACCGTCCGCACCGGCAGGGCCAGCGGGGCCGACCTCGCCCTGCGCGCCGTCAGCACCGGGCTGACCATCCGCACCAGCCGTACCAGCGGGGCCACGCAGAGAAATCCACTCAACGCCATTAAAGCAAAGGACATCAGCCATGTTCAGGTTCCTTTCAAGTTAAGTCATCAAGAGTTCGGTAGGTCTTCAGTTGGTCGAGAGTTCGATAAACCTTCTTCGCTTCTTCGTTAATCCAGTGGTCACCCACGCTGGCAGTGGTGGGCATGGTGGTCTGAACGAAGACGTTGATTGATTTGCCCGGCTCGCCCTGTGGGCCTTGAGGGCCAACACTGCCGCCGCCACCCGATGAAATCGGTTGCCAGCCCGTGCCGTCGAAGTAGTAGAGGTTGTTTGCCATTACGCAACCTTTGCTTTGAGTTCTGCAATGTCAGCCTGCGCTTGCGTGAGTGCCGCCCGCAATGCCGTCAACTCGTCCACTAGGGTCAACTCATCAGCCACGAACTTTGGAGCGAAGTTGCCGTCAACGTAGTCCTTGCGGGTCAGGTGGCTGGCTGCCGTAGGGGCCGCAGCGGTGGACTCCACGTTCGCGGAAATAGACACAACGCCAGAGGCATTGGTTACGGTCGGGCCACCTGAGCCAAACCGAATGGCTGTACCGGTTGCCCGCACCTCAAGCAGCACCACCGCAGCGACACTGGTAGTGGTCACAAGCAGCAAGTTGGAGTTGTTGTTGCGGAAAGCAACGCCACCGCTGGAGCCAAAGATGTTGTAGGTCGTGGCCCAAGTCATCGTGTTGACTGCGGTGGGGGCCACGATGGTGCCCGTCATAGTCCCGCCGGTAGTCTTCAGGAATGCCGTGCTTCCTGAGACAGCCCCATCAACGTACTTCTTGTTTGTGAGGTCGTTGTCTACGGCTGGGGTGAAGGGTGTCTGTGGGTTCGCACCGAGGAACTGCACAACAGCCGTGTCTGGAGCAGCAACAAAAGCCTGCTTGCCACCCGGCATATACAGACGGTAATAGGAACCGTCGTAGTATGTATAAACGTCGGTCCCGTTGAACCCAGCGGGGGCGGCGTTTGGCGCATACCGCAGGGGGCCGTTCATGACATCCCCTGCCTTGTTGACATAGTTGCCAGCAAGGGAAGCCGTGCAAACTCCATTGGCATCAATTGCCAAGCCAGTGCCAATCTTGATGCCACCCAGAATTGCAGCACTGGCCTTAGGCAAAACATAGTCACTACCAGCACTTGCACTGATGGTGCCGTCAGCCGTGACCGTGATTCCACTACCAATCTTCACGCCACCAAGCACAGTGGCAGTGGCAATAGCGGTAGGGCCAGCGGGTCCGACTTCACCCTGCGGACCAGCGGGGCCAGTGACAGAATCACCCTTGGGGCCAGCAACCCCGGGCTCGCCCTGAATGCCTTGAATGCCTTGGGGGCCAGCAACACCCTGTGGGCCTTGCACTGGGCCAGAGTCTTGCCATGCAGCCTTGGTATCATCCCAAACAAATCCCCTAGCTGGCTCGGGGGTCGAGACAACATAGAGATCGCCCTGAGTGGCAGAAGCTGGAAGGTCGCCTTGGGTAGCGACCGTGCCCATGTACTTAATGCCAAGGCCCGGTTGACCTTGAATGCCTTGAGGACCCTGAACGCCTTCTGGGCCTTGAATGCCCTGCTCGCCCTGAGGGCCAGCTTCACCAGCCACGCCGGGAACACCCTGAGGACCAGCGGGACCAGCTACACCAGCTTCGCCCTTCACACCGGGCAAGCCCTGCGGAATCTTGAACGACAGGGATGCCTTGTTCTCGTTACCGACATTGATCACTTCGGCTGGGAGTCCACCTTCAATCGTGATCGTTTCGGCTACTTCGATTGTGGCAGCAAGGCCCGGTTCACCTTGGGGGCCGGGTTCACCTTCACCCGGCGAACCCGGAGGGGCAGTGCCGTTCGGCTGAATCCACAAGTCACCCACAGCCGCCACGCCGGTCGGCTCGGTGTCGGAGACGATGTGTGCGGAGTCGGAGCCGCCGCCACCTGTGGAGATGGGGAGCCAAGCCGTGCCCGACCAGTAGTACATCGCAGCCATTACTTCTTGTCCTTGTCGTCAGGGTGTTGCCGGGCGTGTTCGTCTAGCCATTTCTCAAGGGCGCGTTGCTCTGCCGCCATGAACCAATCGCAGGCGAGTGCGAACAGGTAGCACACCAGCACGAAGCCGAGCGTGGCTGCACCCGCACCGACGATGTGGAAGTTAAGGTGCATCAGTAGGCGTATGCCGTAGCTCCAGTGAGGGTGGCTGCGGTCATGGTGCCGTCTGGGCAGATGCCGATTGAGCCGTCAGTCCCCCAGCGGACAAACACGCGACGGTAGGTGCTGCCTGTCTGAATCCCGTAGACAAGGCTGTTGTATTCAGCCAGCGGCTTCGGGAAGTTCGCCGGGAGCCTGCGAACTTGCGTGAACGAGCCTGTGGCCGAGACATTGATCGTCACCTCGCCGCGAAGCTGGAGAATGCCGTTCAGGACGCGGGCCTCAACCGTCCCGGCCCCGGCGACTTGCTGGCAAACCGTCCAGTCGATGTCAGCCGGGACAGTCTTCCCGCCCGCCATCATCTTCTTGACTTCATCCAGCACCGACTGCTTGAAGTCAGCCAGTGCGGGATTGTTGATCGAAGACGCACCAATCGGGTTGATCGCCGCCAGCCGGTCATCGACCTGCTTGCGGGAGTACAACATCAGGGCCATCTGGTTGTCGAAGTCGATCTTGCTGAACGCTTGGTCGATCCGCATGAAGCGGTCGTCGCACTGCTTCTGCGTGTAAACGTCAGACTGAAAGACGAACCTGTCAACGTCCACAAGCGTCAGGAACTTGGAGTCGGCCTGAGTCTTCGTGTAGGCATCAATCGTCGGAGCGGCCTTGCTCTCAAGTGCGTTGATGCGGTCAGCGAAGGGGTCGAAGTCCGACCGCAGTGCCACATAGTCGTTGACCAAGCCGACCGCGAACACAAGACGCGGGCCGTAGCCTTCGCCAGTGTCGGTGTAGGTCAGAGCAGCAGGAGGAAGTGCAGAGTCACCAAAGCCGACAGCCTGCGTCACGACAGTCTTGGCGAGGATGGCCTGTGCGTTGTCGCTGATCTTCGCGTAAGCGGTTAGGTCAACAGGGCCGACCTGAGAAATGATCTCCTCGATCTGGGCCTGCGTAAGCTGACCACTGATGGAGTCGCCAATGGCCTCGTCAACTTCAGCTTTGGTGTAGGTGGTGGCCTTGTCGGCCTTCAGGTCGAGTTTGGCGGCGGTCTGGATGCCGATCTGTTCTGCAACGAAAGGGATTTGGTCGGCAACACCCTGCACTCCAAGATTGGCATCATCCACGCCTTGCTGAAGGGCAGCAACCTTTGCATCTACCTCTTGCTTGGTGTACCGCTCTACGAACGCAACCGTACAAGCGGCCTTGATCTCGTCGGTCTTGCCATCGACGTATGCAGTCGTCGCGTAAGCCGACAGGTCAACCGTGCCAGTGGCATTCTCGGTCGTGCCGGTGGGGTCAATCCACAGGTCGCCAATCTCCACGCCCGGCGGCGGCTCAACATCAGAGACGATGTGTTGTGCGTCCGTACCATCGACGCCCGGTGCGCCATCGGCTCCCGGCTGACCGTCAACCCCATCCTTGCCATCAACGCCGTCTTTGCCCGGTGCCCCATCCGCACCGTCCTTGCCCGGCTGACCGTCCGCACCCGGAGGGCCAGCTGGGCCAGCTACAGTCCCGACGAGGTCAAGAATCTGACCAACTGTCACTCGCTGCGTGACAGCACCGTTCACGCCCGGAAGAAGCGTAGTGGCGACTGCTGTGCCAGCTGGCAGCTGCGTTATCTTGGAGTCAGCCATCAGGTGCGTTGCTCCTTACGGAGTGGTGTGCCAGACTCGGTCAGAATCTTGAAGCCATCCTCTTGCAGGATGCGGTACGTCACGGCCGGAGGTGGTGGCCCAATCGGCCCGCCGCCATCGGTCTTTTTGATGGGTCGCAGGAGTCGCTGATCTTGGGGCATCAGGAACTCACCGCGATAAAGCCCTCGATGTCGCAGCCTCCACCGACAATGAACGGGCAGCCGAACAAGCAAGCGGGCATATCAAAGGCATTGCCTTCCGACACCGCCGTCTCGCAGGCGGCACCGTCTGCGTCGAACATCGGGAACAGGTCGCCATCAGGTGTGGCTTGGCAGTGCCAAGTGATCGTGCCGCTACCAGAGGTGACCATCAGTACGCCGCCCGCGACTGCCCCGTAGGGAATCTTCTGGGAGGTCGAGGGATCGGTCGTGATCTTTACAGCAGCACTGCTGTTGAGCCGTTCAATGCGGGCCATGCCGGGCCTCCAGTGGGTGTGTTCCACTGGGTTTTTGGCCCGGAAGGGGCGATCTGGAATTAGAGCTTCCGCTTCAGGGCGTGCCGCTTTTTCACGGCTTCTACAGCGTCAGCCCGCTTCATCTTGGGGTTGGCGGCTAGCTCCTTGCGGACTAGCTCGTTGACCAGCCGCGGGGCCATGTCAATCCTCTTGGGCGGCGGGGCCTCGCCCGGGCTGTAGTTGATCGTCCCCTTGATCTCCAGCCTGCGATCTTTGCAGACCTGAAGCACGTCGTCCCGGCTGCTCACCCAAGCTTTGGGGTCACGGGCACCACGCTTGTCCGCGATGCCCGAGAAGTAGAACTTGCCAGCCGTGGATATCCCGGCCTCCTTGGCCTCGCGGATCATCCGCTGGGCCTGCTTCTTGGGCAGCTTGTCTAACCAGTTGCCGTCGAGGTGCCCCTCTTGAAACGTCCTGTCAACGCCAGACACGCCGGGCGGCTGCTGGAGTGCGACCATCGTGGCCCAGCGTTCGCCGTAGCCAAGCGCGAGCACCTTGAGAAAGTGCTCTCGGACGGGGGCAGGGGCGGTCGCGATGTCGGGCGGGAGGGTTTCAGTTACGGGCATTGGTCGTCTCCATAGCTCGTTTGTAGAAGGTAACGAGGTCGAACGCAGGCGTGCCGCCCGCCTCGATGTAGTCGGCAAGCTTTCGAAGAAGCTTCGGTGAGTCCTGCATTTTCCCGGCAGCAGTGTTGCACGGCTGACACAGCAGGCCCCTCACCTCGCCCGTCTCGTGGCTGTGATCGACGCAGAGGCGGGGCTGGATTGCGCACTGCTCCTCGCATACCGCACACACGCCCTTCTGCCCCGACAGCAAGCCTTCGTACTGCGCAGGCGTGATGGCGTAGTGACGCCACAGGTTGGCGTGTCTCCTGCGCAGACGCTGTCGAGGGGCCGCCCTCCGAAGACGCTCGTATTCAAGATATGCCGCCCACGTCTCGGGCGTGCAATCACGCTTCCGGCCGCAAAGCGGCCTCGGCTCTACGCCACGCTTACTGATCGCCGCTACCTCTGCGTCGAACTCGTCCTCGGTCATCGCTAGCCTCCTTGCTGCGGTGGTGGTGGTTGCGCGGGATTGCCAGCCGCCGCCCCGGGCGCGGGTGATGAAGGAGGAGCATCAGGCGCTGCACCGGGGGGCGGCATGGGCTGTGGCGGGGGAGGTGGGGGTGGAGGAGGCGGGAGAAGGTAGGGGCGTACATCGAGGTCGTTGGCGTCAGCCCAATCGGAAAGAAGGGCATTGAGCGGCCCCGGATTCCCGGCTCCCGCCAGCTGCTGCAACATCGGCCCCAGCGTCTGGAGGGCCGCGTTCATGTTCTCTTGCTTGAAGGATTTGTTGGGCTTCTTAGCGGAGCCCGCCTCGATGCGGTAAGTGAACTCGCGTGCGATCTCGCCAGCTGGGTCACCGCCGGAGGTCGTGAGATGGATCGACCACGCCTCGGCACCAAGCGGGCCGAGCACCGGGGCAACGTCCTGCGGCTGCAACAGCCACCGGGCAGCCATTGCTTCCTTCCTCGCTATGTCGGAGAGCCAATCCTCCACGCTCGATGCCAGATCGTCTGGCCTGATCTGCATGCTGTCAGCCTTGACCTGCGCCTCGCTAGCACTTCTCAGTGCCGAGCGGGTTTGGCCGTAGACCAATTCCGTAAGCCCACAGCGCTTGTCGAACATTTGCGACACCTCGTTGATGAGGTTGGGCAAATCCGACGTGACGTTAGGGGACTGAAATACCGACATGATTTCGTTGACCGACTTGCCGAGAGCCTCGCTGATCTCAACGATCTTGAACCCGTTTTCGCTGGGCGCAAGAATCTGCTGCTTGAGGTCATAGTCAGCTGCCTTGCTCACGCCGATGATCGTCTCGCAGCTGATGGCGACTCGCTGCATGAGGAACGAGAAAGCCCATTGCATGAACCGTAGCTCACCGATTCCGGGCTTGATGTAGGAGAGCGGCCACAGCGAGTTCGGCTTAGGGTTGGGTGCCCACATCGAGAACGGCCAACCCTGAGCGTCAGCTGCCCAGAACGGTATCGGCCAGCTGGAGCGAGCACGCAGCGACTGCGGCAGGCCCTCTTCGTCGGTCGGCTCTTTCAAGCACTCGGGCGGGATGTTCAACGGGAACTCGACGCCATCGGCCACGACTAGGTAGCAGAAGTCTCCAAGGGGATCGAAGATGCCCCTGTCTTCCTTCTTTGCACCCTTGAGACGGTCGCCAAAACCGCACTTCGACCAAATCTTCCAGTAGGTGACGAGGTCGTTGCTCTTCCCTGTGCGGTGCTTCTGCGAGCCGTTGTAGTCGTTACGCCGGTCGTCCACCTGCCGCGATGCGGACGAGTAGCTCTCAAGGTTGGGCTTGAGGTCGTCGCGAGACAGGCCGAATTGTCGAGCCACCTGATCGATAGGCTGCACGCACCGCTTGGCACACCACTGAATCTCCTGAATCACCTGAGCGTCTGGGTCAAGCAGTAGGTTGTCCACGCTATCCATGAACGAACCGATGAGGAGTGTCGGCTGTGCGGGCGGCACGTTCTCTACCTGCACTGCCTCAGTCCACAGCACACCGCCCCCCTTGATGATGCCCTCATCGATGGCTCGTCGGGAGTGCCCCTTCAAGTCGTTCTCGACGGGCGTGTAATTCAGGTAGGCCGACAGCAGTTCGGCTTGCAGCTTCTTCTTCTCCTCTTGCAGGATCACAGCCTGAGAGGTGTCCATGTAGGTCTGCAACGCCGGATCGGGCATCGGCTGCCCGGTCATCGGGTCGATCTGCATGGACTCGGGACTCAGGCCCAGCATCTCCGGCGGCACGGCAGGGAACTTCCGCGGCGTGACAGTACGCACCGGGTTCCGGGCGTACAGCACCGCGCCGATGAGCTTGACGGCTTCGAAGACACGGTTGATGGAGAGACGAAACGCAGGGGCAGGTGTCGGCCGGGACATGATGCTCTGGCCGCGAACATTGCTCTGGTTCATCGACCATGCACCGAGCCCGTCGAAGAACGCCATGCCCTCTCGGGCGTCGGCGTCGAACTGCGACTTAGCCCGCTTGGCGGAAGCGATCTTCTGGAGCCAGCTGGCCGCAATCGGGCGAAGGGGAGACTCAGGAGGCAGCTTCGCCTGCTTGGGGTTCTCGTTGAGCGGGCCGTCGTCCTTGACCTCAAAGCCGTTGTCTTCCATTCGCTAGTCCTTCTTGTGCTTCGCCAGAACGGTCACCATCTGCGGGAGGATCGACTCCAGACGCTTCAGCAGTGCGGTCTTCGGGTGCAGCACCCACGCTCCCCACTGACGCCACTGCGGGTTCTCCTGAAGACCGGGGTCTTCCAGATGCCGCACGCTCGGCTTCTCGATGAAACCAAGGTCGGGACTGAAGATCAGGACTGAAACAGTCTTCACGCCCGGCCGACGGCATACCCAGCCGAGAACCGGCTCGGTGAGATCGAGCGACGACGAGTAGTACAGAACCATGTCGCCAAGCTCGACTGACGGCATTTCGAAATCGCTAGACCCATTCTGAGATGTCATGCGCACTATCCTCCATTTCCTGAGACGAGAGGTCTGACTGTGGGCCGAGATAAGTGAACTTCGCCGGGCCCATCCGTTTACGGCGGCGCTCCATAAAGTCAATCATCCACTGAGGCATCTCGGGTTCCAAGTCAGTTTTCTTCTGTGGAACGTACTTAGGCTCGGCTGCAAATAGGTACTCCATGCACTGCACAGCATGGCACTCGCCCTTCGTGTTGGGCTCGTCAGTAACTACCGGCGTGCCGTTAACGATGACGGTCTTCTTCCGGTATCGCTTGAGTTCACGCTCAAGGTTCGGGCATGCATCACGCAGCACCCGGAGCTTGGTCTTGCCGTCCGGTCGAACGTGCAACGCGGAGCGAACAGCACTCGTTCGTGCGGCTACTTCGTCGCAGCCAGCCATGAACGCAGACCCCGTAGAGAGCGAGCGTACCCCACGCTTCCTAAGCTCCTCTACATATTGAACGACAACCTGTCGCCCGGAGCCTATATCTCGCAGCCTTCCGCCGTGCATGTCGATGATGAAGCTATAGAACGTCTGTCCCTTCACGACCTCTGCCAGCTTTTCCCCGAACGTCACGGCATTGCACTGCCGGATGTAGAGTTCGTCATAGATGACTGCATATGTGCTGTCAGGCGGGACGGCGAGAAACAGTACTGCGCAGACCTGATGACCCGGGTCTACCGCGAGGTATCGAGTCCACTCTTGGGGGATCGTGCCACTGGGCAGCTGTGCCCGATCCATCCCATGCACGCTCATGTGGAAGCGTGGGTAAACCAGCACAGAGTCGGTGAGGAACTCGCCCTCGGATCGCATCCGAAGAACGTCCTCGCCCGCCGCGGCCCACCGCTCGATGGCCTTGGCTTTTTCTCCATCTTCAATGTGATCGTTATCAAGGAAGCGGAGAACGTACTTCCTAATGTTCGGGTTCGGGTCTTCGCTCTCGGCGGCACGGTCGGCACGCTCGGACAAGCCCAGCAGCGACTCCGACCGGGAATGCGGCATGGCCGACCACAGAAATCGGCCCTTCCTGTCAGCGAGCCTCGCCTGCAATTCAGGGATGAGGTTGTCTTGAGGGATGTCCTCGTCCACCCACACGAGGTCGGCGGAAAAGCCTTGGGGCGGCTCTGATTCGGCTGAGAAGAAGAAGATGCGTGTGCCGTTGGTTAGCTCGATGCAGTTGGCGTAGTTGGCCGACTTTTGTATCCAGCTGATCGACTTGATCATCCTCGGCGGAATCAGGGGCGGCGCAGGCTTGGACTCGCTCTTACGATCCGCATCTGTCTTGGGATCGAACGCACGCCACTGCTTCGTGGTCAGGTCGCGGATGATGCGAAACGCACCAGCCCGGAGGAGGTAAGGGACGCAGACCATACCCAAATGGGAATAGCTGCGACCGATCACCGCTATCACCGCATCGCTCTTGGGATACTTGTTGTACGGGTCAGTGCCGGTGGCAGCCCGTGCCACCTCGATGGCGGTACACATCGTCTTGCCTGAACGATTGCCTCCGATGACCAGACGCTCGCTGACCGTGTCGGCGTGCATCCTGTCCTGCAACGGAGACGGGCGGTACAGACGCAGGGCCTCGATGCGGCGGTCGTTAAGTTCCGCCTGAAGCTCCCGCAGCTTGTCCTTCTGGTAACTAGACGTTACCGGGATCGACGGCAGCGGGTTCACTGACCACCTCCAGAGTTAGCATCGGGGCACCAATCGCCTGCCGAATGCGGAGGTCTAGCTCACCCTCAAGCTCCTCCTCGCTCCACAAGGCGAGAGGCTTCTTAGAGCCGCCCTGATCGGCGTTGACCGTGACGAGCTTCGTGATCATCTCCATGATCTTGGTTCGCTGGGCTGATCCGGCCGGGGCGTCGAAGTAGTTCTTTAGCAGCAGCTGGCTGAATCCGTTCACGCCGCCGAAGCAGACCATCAGCTGCTCAAGCAACTCCGCGGAGTGCGGGATGTTCGTGCCGCCCTTGCGTGAGGCTTGGAGCAGCGTGTCTACAGCTGCTTCCTCCATCCGCCCCATCTGCCGGGAACGCTTCTCTCGCTTGGCATCAGCAGCTGCTCGCCGCAGACGAACAACGCATCCAATGCACTTCTGCACCCGCCTCTTGTAGACGGGGAAGTTGATGGTCGTGTCTTCCAGCTGCTCGCCGCAGTCTTCGCACACCCGAATAGCCATGATGAACTCCAACTAAGAACCGATCCGACGGGCGTCCCCGCCAGACCGGCCCCGAGCGTCCCGCACCAGCGGGACTATTTCAGGCCAACCCAGCGAGCGGCGTCCCGCCAATCCTGCGACCGCTACTACCGTAGAGGTTCACTGCGGTTTGCTGCGGAGCGCTCGTGGTGAGGCCGCTCAACAGGCCACCCCCACCCATCACCCGACCCATGGCACCTGCCTTAGCCATCTCTGCCGCATTGCGGCCAGCCACATCCTCGCCACGAATCCGCATGGCTTCGTTCTGGAGGCTCCGCTCATGGCCGACCTGCTGCATCGCACGCTCGTCGAACAGCTGCGTTTGCCAGAGGTTCGTTTCGGCCTGCGTGTTGCCAAAATGCTCGGCGGCATTCTGGGCAGCGCCGGTGTTCATGAAGTTGTTCAGCTGCGCCGACCCGGGGTCGGAACGGGTCGCAAACGCGGCCCGCTGGAAGTGGCTGGCGTCGTTGTTGTAATCACGCTGGGTGACGTAACGTCCGCTTGGCATGTTTATTTCCCTGTTCTGTCCTGACCACGCATGTGCGGGTCAAAGTAGTCAACTGCGGTAGAGCCATCACTGTCGGTACTAGAGGACTCGCGAATGCCCTTGACTCGCGTGCCCGGGAGAACGGCGTCGTCCCCCAGCTGCGTTCCGGTGTGGTATGCGTTTAAGTACCGCTGCAATCCTCGGATACGCTCGTTCGTGTCGAGCGTGGAGAGCGGGTCGTCAAGCAGTGCTTGATTCTTAGAGGCCCTGAGCTTTGAAAGCTCGTCGCCCTTCTTGGCGGCGAGGTCGTGCCCTGTGTGGTCAAAGTCGATGTCCGTAGACTGCGACTGCTTTGATCCAAACTTTGCCGCCCCGCCTTTGAAGTCTTGGCTTGGGTCGAGGAATGGCATATGGGCACCTAGAGAAGAGGCGGCGGGAGAGGGCTACTCGTCCCGCCGCCTGTGATCGCATCGTTCCTTGGTTACTGATTACTTCGTAACCGTCTTGGCCCGCACCTTCTCGGCACGGGATTCCAAGTTTTTGGCGACAAGCTTGCGGTGAATCGCGGCCCGCTCCTTGCGGCTCTCACGCTTCACCTCTTTCAACTGCGACTTCATGTCGAGGTAGTCGCGAGGATCGGCATCACCAGCAACCGCCAGAGACGCAGAGACAACACAGAGAAGACAGAGGACATACCGCAAGGATCACCTCCTCATTACGGGGTTACAGTGGGATCAACGGGGACAGTCTCAGCGACCGGAGCGACCACCGGCTCGGTGGTCGGAGTGGCCGTGGCATCGGGCGTGGTCGCGGCGGCATCGGCCGTCTCGCCTTCCGCCTCTTCGAACACCACGCGAACGGAAGGGTTCGTGTCGGTGTTTTCCGGCACTTCCTTACCGTCCACCACAAGCAGACGCGGAACCGGCGTTCCGTTCGTCATCAGATTGACACGGGTGCCCAGCGGCTGCTGGGTCGGGCCGTTGATGACGAGCCAGAACACCTCGCCCACAGGCACGCCCGTGGACTTGACGTACTCGTCCACCACGCCGACATAACCCGACAGGGTCTGGTTCGTGCCCGGGAGCACGGCAGCAGCGGTGGTGTTGCGAAGAGCCACGCAGGTGACGACCTCGTTGGAGAGGAGGACACCCGTCTTGGCGTTCACGTCAGTGAACTCTTTCTTGCGGCCGACGGTGGAGTTCCCGGTGGACGGGTCGGTCTTCTCGATGGGGTGAGCCCACAGAGCGCCGAGCACCAACCCACGACCGAAGCTGGGATCGAAAGTGTAGGACATGCGAACTGTTCCTTGGAACTGGAGTGAAGGTGTGGATCAGGCGACGGCCGCGAGCTTGAAAAAATTCCTCGGACTGACAAAACGGAGGTTTGCTAAAACCGAAGCGACGTATTCGTATGCTTGGTTGTGTTGATTAAAGTAAGGGCCTTCGGCCGTGATCAGCTGCGACTCCATGCAGTGGAGGTACATGTTGTCGATGCTGAGGCCATACGCACAGCCCGTTGGCACAGCGTATTCGGTCGAGATTTCAACACCGTCCTGTTCGAACACGTCCGAGAAGCCGTAGGACTTCAGGCCGTTCGTCTTCGTGACGATGGCCCGCTCCTTGCTGTCGAGACGGTTCATGTAGTCGATGAACATCCGACGATCCATGATCACGAGGTTGACGGCGGCGTCTTTCGAATCATTTCTCTTTGTCTGATGAATCGCCTCACGAGTCGCCTCGACGCACTGATCCTTCCACGTCGCGGTCGCACCCTTGAAGAAGGTGCTCGTGTAGTTGCAGATAATCGGCGTGTAATAATCGTAGGACTCATCGCACGCCACGTTGGGCCAGCTGCCCGTCTCCAGCTGCGAGCCCGCTTCCGCACCGAGTTCGGTGGAGAGGCCAGCGTACTCATCCTTCGCCCAAGCGAACGGATCAGCAGCGTTGGCCGCACGCTTCGCGCCGGTGGTCACGTTGACCGTGCCATCGTAGTTGAACATCGAGTCGAGGCCGCAGAAGCGATGCTCGTTGCCAGCCTTAAAACCGTCAACGTATACCTCCCTTGAGAGGTGCTGCTCCATGCTCTCCTGAAGACGCGCGCTCATCTTGCCAGCGACGTTGATCAACGCCTGCTGACCACGGTTCTCCAGCATCTCGCGCCGCAGAATCGAATCCGTCACTTGGTAGCCGCGCCAATCGAGCTTCGCCGTCTTCCAGAGATTCTGGCGGCTGAAAACGCGAGGAGTTTCTCCATTATTGGACGACACGGGCTGGTTGCGGAATCTGACCTCCCACGAGAAGCCTCTGCCACTCTGGTTGGTGAGCACATTGCCGCTGCCTTCAAGGGCTGCGTAGATGCGGAACTTGCGGAGGACGGCAATCTCTTCCTCACGCAAATAGTTCGTGATCGATGTGCCAATAGCCCGGGCCCAGTCAGTGGTACTCGCCATAATCAGAGCAACCTTTCTTGTTCAGTTAGGCAGGTCAAATAAGACCTGCGTCCGATGCGTCGGCACGAAGCCGTTCTTCAAAAGACATCCCCTTGCGACCAGCTTCGGGGTTATTCGTCTGCACTCCAGCCCGGTTGGCCGTGCGCGAGGCTGCTCGTCGCAGATACTCCATGTTCGCCTCGGCCTGCGTGCGCTGCGGCGGCACTATGGTGCGAGCCGGAGCTTGGACGCGGTCAAGCTGCGATTGGAAGGACTGCTGACGGGCCTGACCTGCTTGTGCGTCAAGCACTTGATGCAGGAGGTCACGCTCAACCTTCTCCAGAGCAAACTGCCAGCGGGCTTCCGGTGAGGAGATGCCCAGCTGTGCTGCCTGCTCTATGTATCTTTTGGCAGCCTCTCCTTCTTTCGAAGAAATTTTGTTCACAGGATCGCTGTAGAGCCAATCCTTGTTCTGCTCTTCCAGCGTCTGGATGTACTGCTGACGGCCCGCTTGCTCCAGCTGCTCGGCCACAATCTGCTGTGCCTGCTGCTGTGCCAGACGCGACACCATCGGTGCGAGAGCGTCTTCCGGGTTGGTCAGAAACTTCTCAGCGAAGTCCTGCTTGTACTGGAAGAACTCGGTGAGAGCGTGCTTCGCATCGAGCGGTGCGTCGGGATGAATCGTGTCCCTGCCGTTCTCGTCCTTGACGATGTAACGCTTGAAGGCGTCACGCATCGGCGGCGGGTTCCACCACTTCTCTTCCTGCGGCTGGGGTGCCGCCTGCACGGGAGCCTGCTGCGGGGCGGCTCCCGCCCTTTGCTCCGCAAGCCACTTGTCGAACTGAGGCCGGTGCTGAAGGTACTGCTGGGCGACCGGCATCATCTGCTGGTACTGCGAGAGGGCGTGTGTCGCCTGCTTCTCCCGCTCCAGACTCTGATACAGCCGCTGTGCAATCGCACGCTCGTCCTGACCCTGAAAGTCGGGCAGTGACTTAAACGCATCCCACACCGTTGGTTGCGGGGCGACTTCACGTTCCTCGGGCTGCTCAACCTCTTCCGTTTCGGAGGACTCGTCTACGGAGTCCTGATCCGGGGAATCGTCTTCAAGCTCTGCATCATCAATCATTTCGTCAGACATATTTCTCTCGCTCGGGGTGCTTCGGGGACGCTCGGGGACTACCTAAATTGCTGCGTGAAGAACGCTTGGCCGTTACTCGCGATGACGACGCCAACGCCGATCTCGGTGTATTTGGCGTTGAGGATGTTGGCCCGATGGCCGGGTGAATTCATCCACGCACGCATCACATCGGCCGGGTCTTTCTGGCCGTATGCCACGTTCTCACCCATGCCGGGCCAGTTGCTGTGGTACATCCGACGCTCGCTCGCCTGACGGCCAGACCAGCTGCGTGCGGACTGCATCAGCGACAGCGTTACCTTCAGAGGACGCATGCCACGCATGCCACGCTCACTGTTAACGCGATCAGCGATCTCGTTCTCCCAGCCGGAGCCGACGTAGACGCGAGTGCAAACACCGTCTTTGCACTCAGTGCGGTAGAGACGATTGCCAGTTTCGCCATTCGCGAACTGCGAAAGGCAGGCCACCAGAAGGGCGGCAATGCATAGCCGTTTCATCAAAAACCTCTCCTCGGGGTAAGGGTTTCTGACTTTCTGGCCCGACAATCGAGAAATGCTCCATAAATTCTTTGGAGGCACCATGTCTGAACCCGACTATTTGATCTCAGCGCGTCAGCGAATCTCCCCCCATCTCGCGAGAATGGTGCAGCGATATGCTCCTAACATCGATCCTGATACTGCTGCTGGCATTCTTTTTGACCCTGAGCATCCTGATCGCGACAGCCTCATCGACCTCCTCGATGACGCCATCCCAAAATCAGCCTCCGGCCATACCCCCGGGATCGCAGAAAGCGAAAGAAACGGCTGGTACTCCCTCGGGCCGGGCGACCAAAAGGTCTACGCCGCACTCAGGGACTCAAACCTCCTCAACGCAGTGCTCAACAGACAGCCCGTTCAGTCCTCGCGACACCTGATCGGCGGCGGTAACTACGGAGTGGATAGATACTGGCAGCCCGCCCAGCTGCCACTGCCGCAGTCAGCGTGGGGGAAGGACACCGCTCTGTCTCCGGTAACTCAGGCGCAGCGGCTGAACGATGCCGTTGGCTACTACGAAGCCGCGGAGGCAGACCCGAGCCACCACTCCAACGCGCTCACCACCTACTACCCGGGGCAGCACTCATTCTGGAATGTGGAAACCAATGGCGACACGGCCTTCGGGCAGGTGATGTCCGAGATGGGTGCGTGGCCCACCGGGAGCATGCGGGCCAGCAGGCGTGACGAGCCGCAGCTGCTCAAGAACGACCAGCCCGATCTGCCGTTCATGCCCAACACAGCTGTGCGAGCAGCTGGTGATCTGGTCAACCATGGGTACAAGTGGGGAAAGAATATCATCGGTGGCCTGATCGATAGCCATACGCACGAGGGTGCTAGGACTGCCGTAGATCGAGCTAGCGTCCCGGTGCCAGAAGGGCTGTCGCCGGTAAGACGAGCGGGCTACATCAACTCGCTGCGAGGGCTGATCGAGCCGTCGGGAGCACCGGAGTTGGCCGACTACGGGCACTCAAAGGGCGTGACGTACTCCGACATGGAGACATGGCTCAACGACACTGCCCATGAGTTTGTTGACCCCACGTCAGCCGCCTCGCTCGGGTTCGGGCTATTCAAGGGTGCCACGGGTGCCGGGCTCAAGGCAGTCGGTGGCGTGGTCGGCCGAGAAGGCTGGGACGAGGTCACGAGCCCAATGAATGCCATCTCGCTGATGTCGCTCCCAGAGAAGACAGCTGCGAGCTTCAAGCGGCCGGATGCGGACACGATCCCAGAGGACGCCAAAGAGACTTACGCCCAGCAGCAGGTCGAGCGTGATCAAGCACTAAAGGACGCCGCCAAGCTCAGGGAGCAGAGGAAGGAGTCTTCGTGGCTTCCCCGCGGGGCAATGATCTTCCCGCACTAGGCGGCTCGGGCAGAAACATCCAGTGACTTACGTCATTCGGGAGCAGCCCCTTTCGGCCGATCCACATGAACCCCTCCAGCTTGTCGGTGTAGAGTAGGCACTGACGGGTGGGGTCTGACGGCTCGACCTGAGAGCGATCCATCCACTGCGGCTCGTGCGAGTTGTGATCGTGCACGGCCTGCCAGTACCGGGCGTTCCGCCGCAGCTGCTCGATCTCCCGGGCTGCCTCATCCATGATGTCTTGGGCAGACTGAGCGTACACGTCGTGGCACCAGCGGCGCAGGCGTTCGGTGATGTCGGTCATGTCAGTCACTTTCTCCGGCTAAAAATCTCAAGTAGGAGGGCGTATCCGCCCGTCACCAAGCAGGCGATACCCACCATGCAGGCCACAACTCCAACCACCCATGAGAGGGAGGCGCTCATGTCATCGCTCCACAGAAGTTCCGTAAAAGTGCAACTAACCGGGAGGTCACTCCCGTTCGGCCATGATCCGGTCAGCCTCTTCCGGGGAGAACGAGTCCTCGGCGTACTTCAGGTCAACCACTGAGGGGAAGTGCCGCAGGAGACGCAGTGCTTCTTCTCGGACGGGCTTCGGGATTCGCTTGTAGCCGCCGGGCACATACGGGCTCACCAGCCGGGCGAGGAACTCCCGGGTGCGGATTACTGAGCGGGTGCGTTCGTGGGGGAGGGTCATTTGGTTCTCTCCAGCAGGTTGCGGAGGGTGGTGCTGTATTTTTCCACCTTACTCCACCGATGGTTCGTCCATTCCGCCTTGGCAAAACATTCAATCGCCTGCCGCTCCTCGTCGGTGAGCCGCAGACGCTCGATCTCGCAAGCAGCCTGATCCATCAACGCCTGAGTCTCCGCCCTGTCCGCAAACTGCTCGCACCACCGTGTCAGACGCACCGCGATGTCGTCGCCGTGAGTGAATTGCACCGTTGTATTTCCGGCTGGCGGATCGGAGGCTCTTACCCGATTGCCATCTGAGTGACTGCCGTCACTGCCTGCTGACGGAACAGCGTTGTTTTGCGTGGCGATCTCTGCCTCCAACGCCTTAAACGCCGCAATGGCTTCGTCGTTGTTGTATTCATCGCCGTCGGATTGAATGAAAAACGCATCTTCAAGAGCAACAAGCACGGAGAAAAGAACATCCGATGAAATGCAGTGTCTATCGGCGTGGGCGACGATTGCACGCAGCCTTTCTGCTTGAGTCATAAACCCTTCTGGCAATTGATTGTCTGTCATTTCGACCCTCTGCATTTCATGGACAACCGCAGTTCCTTCCGGCGAGCGTCCAATTTTGATCGCTCCGATTGTAGCCGCGACATCCGCTTTTCGTTAGTTTGCACAAGGATGCACGCCATCGCTTGGTCTAGCCAACAAATGCCGCGATCCAATTGCGCAAGCCGCTTTCGGCAAGACTTTTCAATTGAGAGGCCGCGACTCGAACGCGGGCCTTTGGCGTTCCTGCCAATGTGCTGCACCACCTACACCACCCCTCATAAATACATTGCTTCTGTCAGTTTATTTAGATTGATCGCGTGCTCTTTTGAGTAGCGACCGGAAAACCATTTCGTCTTTTGCTCGCAGCGAAGAGTATTCCACAAGAAGCTCAATCGCCTCTTGCTCCTCGTCGGTGAGCGTGAAGTTCAAGCTGCAATGCTGCGTGACCGTGCCGCGAACGTGCGGGCAGACTTGAGTGGCAGGGGCCGAATCGAACGGCTGTCCACAGGAGTGCGCACTCCCTTGCGTGGCGACTGATTTACGATCAGCCCCCGAGTCCATCTCGGGCACACCTGCCGATACGAAGAGCGGGCCGTTCTCGCCTACGAAGCTGCCGAGCGTGTTGAACGACAGGAATTCCTCGGCGTCATCCGGCGTCATGCCGTCGCGATCCACGAGGATTCCGACGCACTTTTCATAGGAGTAGACCGCTACATGGGCGTGGTGGTGGTTCATGGTGAACCCGATATAGGCCGCTTCCAGACCATCCGGGGTCAGGGCCTCGGGATTCAACTCAGCCAACATCTCGATGCTCATGGCACCTCCAAGAAGACCGACCCAGCTGGGCGGGCGTCATGCCTCGCCCAGCTGGGTCGCGAAAATCCGTTTTCACACCGGCCATCCGGCTCTGATGAGAAGATCGCGGAGACGCTCCACTTCCTGTAGAAGCCTCCGGTTTTCCTCTCGGAGCTTTTGGAGTACTTCTTCGGGGGTCATCAGAAGGGGTTCTTCCAATCCTCCTCGCCAGCGCTAGCGGCCTGCTGGGCACGCTTCGGCCACTTGAGGCTCAGGCCCACGTCGTCGGCCACGAGGGTGACGCTCGTCCGCTCGACGCCGTCCTGTTCGTACTTCTCGACTTCCAGCCGCCCGGTGACCATCACCCGGTCACCGACACCGACCTTCTCGGAAACGAGTACTGCCTGCTCATCGAAGCACAGGACAGACACCCAGCTGGTCACCGGCTCACGGCCTTCGACCTTCTTGGTGCTGGCGACACTGAAGCGGCACATCTGCTTGCCGGTTTTCGTGTCCTTGAGTTCCGGCTTCTGGCCGACGTTTCCAACCACCTCTGCGCGAATCATGCGAGCCTCCTTGGATAGGGTCTTGAGTAGTCACTACCTTCGACCCATTATCCACGCTCGTCAAGTTTTCCAGACTTCATGGTTTCGCGCGGAGAAACACGATGAAATCGTCCATGGCGTCCTCGTCATCGCAGTCATCGAAGTCCCACATGCAGCAGCCCTCCCCTGACGTTATGGGTGGGTGTGACGAAACCGCGGTTGTCAGGACTGAGTGCCGAGCTTTTGTCACACTGGGGAGCCCGGCCTCCAAATTTGAGGCGTGCGCTCAACTAGTGGACGGGTGTATACCCGTAAGGCTAGGTGGCTGAAATGGCGTTAGGCACGAAGCTAGGGCCCTTAATCGCGATGCTGGCCTCGACCTCGATCAGGCGGGCTATGCAAGCCTCCCGGGCGGCTTGAGCTTCTGCCTCGGATCGGAACGTCCCGACGTGAATCTTCTTGCCACGGTAGCCGACCCTGACACGCCAGCGGGGAGTGCCGCCTCGCGTGAGGTGCTTTGGCTCGATGTACTGCTTGTTGCGTCGGACGTTGAGTGACTGAAGCGTCGGCGTGGCCGGTCGCAGGTTCTCTAGCCTGTTGTCGGACGGGTCGCGATTGATGTGATCCAGCTGGGCCGGGCACGAGCCATGAGCCAGCCACCAGACGAAGCGGTGCAGGCTCTGCGGCCCTTTGCCGCCGCTGCGCTTCCAGTAGCCCTTGCTGTCCTGTTGCCATGTGTACTGCGACACGGCCCACTTGAAGTCATGGTCGATCTTGTACATAGCTTCCCTCCTGTCGCAAAACGCTAAGGCGAGAAGGGCGTCCAAAGAAGTCAATATTGTAATAGACCCTCGGAAGGGGGGGTCAGCTTTTTCTGACAGAAATTTCGGGTGACGAATGTAGATGGGATGGGATTCACGATGGGGGCAGGGGCCTGTCCCCATCGCCCGCCGCCGCCGCCGGTGCGATGCCTGCGAATGCGGGGGAAACGCCCGTTGCAGCGTAGGTTCAGGGTGCTGCAAACCCTATAAAACAAGGCATTTTCGTCACCATTCCCCATCCGCCCCCTCTCCTTCTCTACATCGTCTGCCATTCGTCGCCGCGGCAGGCATCGCCGCAGGCTTCGCCCATCGGCACCACCGCGGCACCATCCACAGCATGCTGCGACGTGGTGCGATGCATGCCATCGGGGGGACATTCAATCGGCGGGGCGTGCATTCCCGCGGCTTGTGACAAGCGGCACGATTGTGGCCGTTATTTAGTGCTCATTCTTGATCGGCTGGTTGTTCATGGATGGGGAGCGATTGAGACTCCCCGCCACCATCCATGCAAAGGATCAGACCATGGCACACGGCCAACGTGAATCGTTCGTGATCATCACTACCGACAGTGAAGACGGGAGCATGTCCCGTCAGTATGCATCGCTCGCCGGAGTCATCCGCCACGCGGAGGAGCACTGGAATCCGGGGCTGCTGCATTTCGTCGTGACGTATCTGCCCCACAAGCTTCGAAGCATGGACGTGGGCGACATGATCGACGGCTACGCCCACGGCCGCGGGGACGCCAAGAAATGGCGGTTCTATGACCGCATCGTGATGGTTGGCCCGTGATCGGCTGATTGTTTCTGACGACCCACAAACCCTATGCGGCCCGCCCGGGAACTTCCCCTCGGCGGGTCGTTTCATTTCAAGGAGTACCGACGATGGGATACAAGCCTAAGTTTTCGAACGCTGCTGCCCTTGCCCTTGCTTGGGAATGCATGCGGGCCGGATCGATGGAAGATGCGTTGACCGCCATTGAGCGTGTCGCGTTGACGCTGCCCGTGACGCTGCCCGGGGCGTCGATGAAAAAGAAGGTGCGAAAGGCCGCACGCCGTGCCGGATCGGCCACCCCGCGGGGCTGGCGGGAGGAGATGACGCGGTTTGTCGCCTGCATGCGGGCGGGCACGTTGCCGTTCTCCATCTTCGCCATGCATGGCAACATGAAATTGCCGTTCGTGGCCTTCTCCGCTCTCCCCATCGTCACCTGCCCGGGTGCGGGAGACTGTGCGGAATGGTGCTATTCGAAGAAGGCGTGGCGCACGCCCGGCGGCTACCTTCGCCAACTGATGAACACGCTGCTGCTGCGTTTCAACCGGCGAGCGATCATCGACGCCTTCAAGGTGTTGCCCGTCGATATCACGTTCCGGCTGTACGTTGACGGCGATTTCGACTCCATGTCCACCATGCAATTCTGGTGGAACCTGCTGCGCCAGCGTCAGGACATTCTGTGCTACGGGTACTCGAAATCGTGGCAGCTGTTCGTGGATTGGCACGGCACCGGGGCGGCATTTCCCACGAACTACGTTCTCAACGTGTCGAGCGGGTCGATCTATGACGGCGATGCCGAGTTCATGGAGAAGATGCTCGGCCTGCCCGTGACCCGGGAGCGGTTCCTTGCCGTGAACATCGACAAGAAGTTCATGCGGAAGGAGAAGGGCTACAACCGCTATGACGACCCCGCGTACCACGCCGCTGTGCGTGAGGCTGCCCGGGCACTGGGCTATGAGCGGGCCTTGTCGTGCTCCGGCAAGTGCGGCGATTGCGTGGGCTACAAGGGCGCGAACGCACACGCCTGCGGTGCCCGGAAGGATGACGGCTCGTTCGTGTTCGGCGGCATCGTCGCCATCGGCAACCACGGCTGATTGACCGGATCGATTTCAACACACCGTCACGACCCCGGCTGGCACGTTGCCTGACCGGGGTCGTGGCATTTCATGAGGAGAAGAACCATGTACCGCGTCCGATTCCATCTCGCCAAGGGTGAGAACTTCCGCAAGTGGCAGGTGCGTCACCCCGATGGGCACGTCACCTACCATGACCCCGACACGTCCACGCTGGTCATGGCGGGGTGCTACCTGCGCAACAGCCGGAAGGTAGCCGAGCGCATCCACGGCGGCGCGAACAAAGACGTGTGCGCTTGGGTGCTGTGCCGGAACGTGTCGTTCGCGTTCACGCCGTGGGTGCCTGCGTACAGCAACTGGCCCGGGGAGGTGCGATTCAATCCCCGCATCATGCCGCACTGGCATGACCAGCATGGCACCGATCTGGATGGCACACGGTTTTACTGCGTCATGTCCTACGGTCGCAGCCTATTCGGAGCACAGCAGAATCTGCTGCCCGGGAAGTACATCGGCCATTGATCGGCTGATTGATTGTGAGGGTACGCGGTCGCGGGCAGTGGCATCGGCTGCTGCCCGCATCCCCGCATCTTCGCGGTGTTCGATGGCACGAAGGAGTACTGAATCATGAACAAGTTTGCAGCACAGTTCCGCGACGACGCCCAACCCGGGCACTACTTGTCGCAGCACCTCCAGAGCGTCGAGGTGCGAGCCACCATCGTGGAAGACGAATACTCGCAGTCGAGCGGCGAGTGGATGCACGTCGGGGTGGTGATCTCCATCCGGTGCAACGGGGTGCTGGTCGATGACGGGCACGCCTCGCTGTGGGGCATCGAAGGCGACGGCGTCTACCTGACGCAGGTCGCCAACGATCTGGTCGAGGAGGTTGACCTGACCCGGGTCAAGCTGCGGCTGGAGGAGTTCGTCCGGTCGCTGGAGGTGGCACGCAAGCTCGACCTCGGGATGGTTGTCTGATCGGTAGTAGGGGCACGCGGTCGCCAGCCCGGGCACGTTGCTCGGGCTGGCTGGGGTCATTCACACACGGGAGGGTTTCGCATGCACGGTCTGTTTGTTCAACGTCCCTTCGCCTCGTCTCTGGTGCATGGACGCAAGACGATTGAGACACGCAGCTACAAGCTGCCCGAGCACATGTTCGGCAAGCTGGTCTACATCATCGAGACTCCGCGGCGTGAGCACCGCAGGACGGGGGATCGCGGCATGATCGTGGGCGTGGTGCGCTTCGATGGCTGGAAGCTGTACCGCACCCGCGATGAGTGGCTGCTCGACGCTGATCGGCACCTCGTCACGCCCGACGACCCGCTCTATGGGTGGCGGGATGACAAGCCCAAGTACGGGTGGACTGTGGCTGATCTCTCCAGCGGGTGGCGTGACAACTGCGAGGTGCTGGAGCCGTCGCAGTATCGGGGCACCGGGTACGGGCGTGTCTGGGTGACCGACTGTGAGCAGGTCGAGTACCGACCCACAGTGATACGGGCGTCGAGGTCTTGAGGGTACGCGGTCGCAGGCTGGGCATGGGCACAGCCTGCATCCCTGCACCTTCGCAGGTTGAGTGATGACACGAAGAGGGAGTACTGAATCATGGGCAAGAGCAGCCAGTGGGTGATGGGCAGCGACGTGTGCGAGCAGAAGGCGTGGATTGAGAACGACGAGGGGCAAGGGGTTGTCAAGCTGGAGCGCATGAACTACGGGCTGGCATCGACGCCCGGCCATGCCTCGGCCACCGACGAGCAGTGGCAGTCGATCATCGACCAGATCGCAGCGGTGCCGGAGATGATCGCCGCCCTGCGTAACGTGCAGCACGAACTGACGCACGACAGCGAGGTGCATCACTCGACACGCTGCGACATTGACTCCCTCCTCAAGCGTGTCGATCCGCCTTGCCCCGTCACGCGGACGGTGAACGTGACCATGCAGGTGGATGTTCGGGTGTTCTCCGATGCACCGGAAGACGTGGTGCGGGCGATGGCTCTCGCTCAGGTGCGGAAGGGTGATGGGTTCGTGACGGGCGGCAAGGTGATTAGCTGAACGGCTGATTGATTTCACACACAGCAGTGACCCCGGCAGGCGAGTGACCTGACCGGGGTCGCTGTGTTTCTAGGAGGACGAGCGATGAGGAATCGGAACTACCAAGCGATGCGGCGGCAGCGTGCGACCGAGCGTCGAAACTATGAGCGGACGGGCGTGCTGTTCGAACCGCAGCGGTGGTCGATGGTCAACCTGCGGGGCATCGCTCCGTACACCATCGACCGCTGCGAGGGCACCTACACGGTGGAGTTCGACCGCACTGGCCGGTCGCTGCCCATCTCGCAGCACAGGGAGGTCAAGGTCGTGGCCTATGACCTGCGTCTGCCCGATGGCAAGAGCCGCCGGTTCTCCCGGCTGATCGATGCCAAGGCGTATGTCCGCATGCTTCAGGAAGGGGGTGCCACATGAGCACCGGCAGCTTCAACCTGACGTGGACGCGGCGTGTGATCCCCAACCTCTGCAAGAAGGGAGCACGGGGACGCACGCTGCTCGTCGCCAACGTGGGCAGGGGTGCGGTCTATCGCGTGAGGGAGGTGCCATTCCGCGGGTGGTGTGCGGAGCGGCACGAGGAGGGGTCGAACTGCGTGGTCGGATGCAAGGTGTTCGCCAAGCAGGCCGACGCACAGCAGTGGTGCAGGGAGGATGCGTTCGTCTTCCTGCTGGAGCGGTCGAACTTCTACGCCTTGATGGAAGGGGGTGACGAGTGAAGAAGCGGACTGTGTTCGGGTTGCCTCTCAACCCTGCCCACCTGCTCGACCAGCTGGATGGGCACTCGTTCTGCGTCAGCTACTACCACCGCTCCAAGCTGGGGCGGCAGTTGCAGCAGGCCATCAGTCTGGTTGGCGACGACCAGCTGCTCATGGTGGACAACGGAGCGTTCAGTGCGTGGCGTTCGGGCAAGGCGCTGGATGAGCAGCATTGGGATGCGTTCGCCCGATGGGGCATCCGCATCCTCGACGCCTGCCCGCAGGCAGTGCTCGTTATCCCCGACGTGATCGGCGGGTCAGTCGAGCAGAACCACCAGCTGGCGTGCGAGTTCACCGCTGGTCTGTCGGTGGTCTACGGGCGGGCTGATCTGGTGGATCGATGCATGATGGTCTGGCACATGCACGAACCCATCGATCACCTGCTTGGCATGATCGAGGGCGGCTACCAGTGGATAGCCGTGGGTAGCAGCGGTGAGTACGCCAAGGTGGGCACGCCTGCATGGCACGCCCGCATCCGCGAGGCGTTCGCTGCGATGGATGAGTTGTGCTGCGAGGGCAGCGGGTATCGGAGGCCGTGGATGCACCTCATGCGGGGGCAGTCCATGTTCCACCTCTACCCCTTCGATAGCTGCGACTCATGCAACGTGGCGGTGAACCACAACACATGGCGGCGGGTCAACCCCGGCGAGAACCATGTGGCACGCATGGCGGGTGGCATCAAGCGGCGGGCGGATGCCAGCTGCAACAGGTTGGATCGGGTCGAGAGTCCAGCTGCGTTGGCTGGGCTCGTCGGTGGGTGGTGGTCTGCACACAGAGGAGGTGCTGCATGACAGAGGCTCAGGTCTGGATCGTCGTCACGATCCTGCGGTTGGTGATCGAGTTGCTCACGCTGGGAGGTGCGACATGAAGACGCAGTACTCCGAATCGTACCGGGTCAGCCCGCGGGTGGTGCTCACCCCGGGCACCCGGTTCCGGGCGAGAGGCGGGCCGATGATCCGCCTCTCGACCGGGGAGACAGTGGCGATGTCTGCGAAGGGGCCATTCCGTTTCGTCAGGCACTGCAAGCGCGGCACATGCGAGTGGCTCGACGCCCTCGACCGCGATGGAAACTACGCACCGCTGCATGTGGCGGGGCGACGACGCAAGGTGACGGCAGCGATGGTGCTCAGAAAGTACTCCATCACCGGAACTGTGCGTGGATCACGGGCGAAAGCCTGAAGTCTGGAAAAGTTGACACGTCTAGATAATGGGGAAACGAAGTACTCATTTACGAACGGCTGATTACCTATGGGTGGCATGTCGCTGCCCATCACAAGGAGATGGCGATGAACATCGAGAAGATTCCCCCGTCCACAAAGGGCGGTCTGGTTTGGCTGACGGCTGGCAAGGTTCGCTGCATCGTGATGCAGCAGGTCTTCACGAAGATGGGGTGGAAGAAGCTCCTTCCCCGCAGGGAGAAGCGTGCCATCGCACTGCGTTCGGCACTGCTCGACACGCTGCGAGAGCACTACGGCAAGCGGAAGAAGCTGCGTGTCTTCCCCCTTGACCGGCGTGTCCTCGGGTTCGACGTGCGTGAGCACATCCCGGGTGCGGAGAAGTCGGAGTTGCCCTACCTGCTCACGGCCAAGGCCGACGAGCGGCATGCGTGGATCACCCTCGATGGTCTGCCGGGTGACCCGCAGATGAGTCGTGACCTGAGCGACCGCTATCTGGAGAGGGTCAACTACTACTGCCCCACCACCACGGGTGCGCTGATCAAGAAGGCCATCGAGTCTGAGATGTATGCGTCGTCGGTCAAGGGCAACGGCGGTCTGTGGTTCCTGCCCGGTGCGTACATCGACCGCTACCGGCAGCTGGCCTCGGAGTTGGAGCGGTCTGCCACCAACCCTGACAGCGAGTGCATCTTCAGCCTCGGTCAGTTCCAGTTGTGCGACAACCCGGAGGTGGCTCGCGATGCGATGGCGTCGGTGATCGAGGATGCCAAGGCACTGTCGGCTGAGATCAATGCCGACCTGCTCGGCACCGGGGCTACGTCAACCGACGATACCAACTCGCTCGGCATGACCAAGCAGGGCGTGCAGTCGAGGAAGGATCGGCTCGCCTCGATGATGGAGAAGGTCAAGGGCTACGCCGCCATGTTCGGCGTGGGCCTGACCGAGATCGAGCAGCTGCTGGCTGCGACCGACAGTGCCCTCGCTCTCGCGGAGTTGAACGACCTCTCTGCGTGAACGGCTGATTGATTCTGTGTGCTGCGTCGGGGCAGGCCGGGTGTTCCGGCCTGCCCCTGTTCTTTCACGGTTCTTCAAGGAGATGATTCCAATGGTTGCTTTCAATGCGTTCGCCAACGTCAACGCTGCGTTCTTCATTGCCTTGCAGGCCCGCGTGCCTGCCCTCGCCCGGGGTCTGCCGGGTACTGGCAAGTCCACCATCATGGCGGCACTCGCCGCTGCGATGGGCCGTCGGTTCGTCGCACTGATCGGTAGTCAGTGTGCCCCGGAGGATTTCGGTGGCATGCCGGTGCCCGACCTGAAGGCGAAGCTCTGCCGCCTCATGCCTGCCGAGTGGGTCGAGGCGTTCCTCACCCCGGGTGGTCTGCTCTTCCTCGATGAGATCACCGCCGTGTCCCCGTCAGTGCGGGCTGCCCTGCTCACGCTCATCACTGAGCGTCACGTCGGCAGCGTTCACCTCGACCACGACACGCTGATGGCAGCGGCCTGCAACCCAGAGGAACTGTGCCCTAATGGCACGCCGCTGGAACTGGCGATGAACAATCGGTTTTACCACCACGAGTGGAAGGTGGAGCGGGAGGAGTGGCTCGACGGCATGGCGACCGGGCAGTGGGCGGCTCCCACTTTCCCGCTCGTGCCGTCCGATTGGGAGTCGATGATCCCCAAGTGGGGCGGCAGGTTCTCTGCCTTCCTGCGTCGGGCCGACGGGCTGGACAACGTCCCGCCCTCCGACGAGAGCCGGGCCTACCCATCGCAGCGGTCGTGGCACAACGCAGTCAAGTGCGTGGCCGCTGCCGATGCAGCTGGTGCTGACCTGATCAGCGATCAGTCGTTCGTCCGCAAGATGGTGGCGGGCAACGTCGGTGAGGTGGCAGCCGATCAGTTCTGCCAGTTCAACGCGGCGTTCGACTTGGTCGATCCGCTCGCGGTGGTCGATGGCACTGCGAAGTTCAAGCACAACCCGGCTCGTCCCGACCTGACGTTCTGCGTGTGTGCATCCATCGCCTCGGCCATGCTCGGTCAGGGGTTCAGTGAGGATCGATGGAACGCAGCAGCTGGGTTCTTCGCCGGGCTGGCGAAGGACACGGGGCCGGAGATTCCCCTCCGCTACACCGGCCTGCTCAATCAGGCGGCGGCGTCGAGGAAGTATGCCCCGCCCGCCAAGGTGCTGGCCCCGATTGTCGAGTTGGCGAAGTCGCTTCGCTGAACGGCTGGTTGTTAGTAGCCGGGCAGGTGCGTTGCCTGCCCGGCCAGACCACATGAGACAAGGAGACTGACGATGGACAATGTGAACGACGAGACGCGGATGAAGGTGGCGAAGTTTCGCACCAGCTGCAAGGCGGTCGTGCCCTACCTCACTCAGACAATCTACGGGCTGATCCCCGTGCGTGCCCCGGGCTGCAAGACGATGGCGGTTGATCAGTATGGTCGGCTCTACTACGACCCGTCCTACGTCAACCGCGTCACGCCTGAGACGGGGCGATGGACGATCCTGCACGAGGTGCTGCATGTGGTGCTCGGCCACTGCCGCCTCGGCAAGCGTGTTCTGGGCGACAACCCCACGGCACAGATGTGCCTGCTGTGGAACATCGCCTGCGATATCGTGGTCAACCAGCTGCTCGATGCGTGGGGGCAGGATGCACCGGAAGGTGTCTACACCTACCAGCGCATGGGTTTCCCGCCCAAGCTGTCCGCGATTGAGTACTACCGCCTGCTCGTGCAGCAGGAGGAGGAGAAGCAGCAGCAGCGTGAGCAGCAGCAGGAGTCGGACGACTCGGAGTCGGACGACGAGCAGGACGAGGACGATTCCACCAGCGAGGAGGACGACGATGACGATCAGCAGCAGGGAGATGGAGATCGTGATGGGGATAGCGAGTCGGACGAACCCGGTGATGAGGAAGGCGAAGACGATGCGGAGTCCGGTGCTGGCTCCGACTCGGAGGACGGCGAGGAGGATGCATCATCCGACGGCGAAGCTGATGGCGACGAGGAAGATGGCGAGGCTGATGGTGCGGGTGGCGAGGGCGGGGATGGCGAGGAGAGCGGAGATCAGTCTGGTGATGGCGGGGATGCGGAGCCAGTAGAGGGTGCCGGTGGAAGCGGTGCCGACGGCCAGCCCCGCAGCTACGAACTCCCGCCCGACGCGGGTCACGCCGACCGCGAGTACTCGATGGTGAGTGAGCTTGAGAAAGCCATCGAGGAGCAGGAGGCTAAGGCTCCGGGCTCAGTCCCCGGGGAACTGAAGGCGGCGGTCGAGTTCAAGCTGCGACCGCAGCCCGACCCCTTCGATGTGCTGCGTGCAGCAGTGGCACGGGCAGTGGCAACACCGCTCGGGTCACCCGACTACACGTTCCGCCGCCTGTCCCGCAGGCAGGGTGATCCCAATGGGCCGCGTCTGCGTGGCATCAAGAAGGAGATGCCCAACGTGGTGGTGCTGCTCGACACGAGCGGCTCGATGGGGTGGGGCTATGACCATGACCTCACCACTCGGGCACTCGACTGCATCGCCAAGGGGGTGCGTCGGTTGCAGTCAGTGCGTGTGATCTGCGGTGACGCAGCACTGCATAACGATCAGGTCGTGCGGTCGGTCGGCCGCATGAAGATCGAGGGTGGTGGCGGCACCGACATGGGACAGCTGATCGAGCAGCTGGACAAGGAGGTGCGGCCGGATGCCATCCTCGTGGTGACAGACCTTGAGACAGCGTGGTGTGACAAGCCGCGGGCGAAGGTGGTGATCGCTGGTGTCAAGGCACCGTGCGATTACTACCCCGTCCCGGCATGGGCAAAGTTCGTAGACCTAACCAAGAAAGCAGGTGCATGATGGCTCGGAAGAAAGAAGAGAGTTGGGTCGAGCAGTTCGTTTCCGTATCCAACTACGGCAACGTGCTGGTGCCATTGGGCAGGACTGCCCTGCTCAAGGAGTGCGACTCGCAGTGGTTCCTCAAGGGGCTGGTGCGGGATCACACGGCCATCCTTCAGCGGAGGATGGTGTCCATGGGCAAGGAGCTAGGTGCCAAGGTCGAAGTCGGCATGTGCTACAGCGGCATCAAGCTATCGCCTCGCTCGATACGGTATGGCAACAAGCCGCTCTGGCCCTACGCTGCGATCTCCATGCCCAGCGAGGACGGCGTGGCGATGACCGCCGGGTACGTCATCATCCCATGTGCCAGCAACTACTGGCTGCCGTGGGTACTGAGTACTCCGGCGGGGAGGGTCAAGCTCCCGGTGTGGGACGGGTGGACGCGACTCTGCCCCGTCAAGCAGGAGATCGAGGGGTCGAAGGGGCAAGTGCTCCCGGTCACGCTCGACCAGCTGGCGGATCGGGATACCGTGAGGAAGGGGGATGCCTACCTTCTCAACCTCACGGCCTGCCCGCGGTTGCACTACCGCCACGAGTCCATGGGGACGGCGGTCACGTTTGGTCAGATAGACGAGGTCATTGATACCGTGCGGTGTCGCCTCGCATTCGGCATGTTACCTTCAGCATAGGGGTGGATAATGGAACTCATACTGTCTTGTATCTTCTTCGGCGTGGTCTGGGCTGTTCTCATCGGCAACGAAAGCACTAAGTGAAAGGACGTTACATGCAGGTCTTTATGTACGGTCGGCACTCGACCGCGAAGCAGAGTGCTACGGAGGATGTCCAGAAGGAAGCGTGCGAGCGGCACTTCAAGCTGACGCTCAAGCCCAAGGGGGCCACGCTTGCGGGCTGGTTCTATGACGCAGCCGTGTCGGGCAGCAAGGGATTCGCTGACCGACCAGCTGGCGTGCAGGTCTGGGTGTCGGCCCGGAGGGGGGACTACATCGTGGTCAGCCACCTCGACCGGGCGTTCCGCTCGCTGATCGATGGGGCCAACTGCATCGAGGGACTCAAGCATCGGGGTGTGCATTTCGTCGCACTCGATCTCGGGCTCGACACATCAACCCCGATGGGTGAGTTCGCCCTGCACATCTTCCTCGCTGCTGCCCAGATGCAGCGGAGGTACATCGCGGAGCGAACGAGGGAGGTGATCCAGCACAAGCTGGCGATGGGCAAGCCGCACGCTGGGCAGAGGACGGGGGCACCCATCGGCTGGCGTCAGTCGGGGCTGGGCTGGATCGAGGCACCCGACGAAAGGGAGCAGGTCGAGAAGCTGTGTGTCATGCGTGACTCGGGCATGAGCCCGGCCCGCATCGAGCAGATGATCAACAAGCCAGACCTGCGTAGTCAGTTCGTCCGACGGTACGCGGTGAGCAAGAGGTGGACGCCACGCTACATCCGGCTGGCGTTCAGGGCTCGTGATCTGGGGTATCCAAAGTGCTTCCTAAACTCTCGCTCACGCAAGCCGAAAGCTGATCATACGCCTGCGTCAGCCTAGCCTTGACTGTCTGCCACTGCACGCCATCCTCGCGTGCGATCTGTGCCATCGATCTGTGGTGGAGGACATGCCGTTGCACCACAGATCGTGAGTAGGAGGGGAGCGCCTCAAGGCAGCGGAGTGCATCCTCTCTGCCTGCCCCCTTCAGCTGGAGGCCGAGCGCCTTGGGTAGGTTAACCCTGCCGTCGTCGCCCTCGCGGCTACGCTTGGCACGCCTCACCTCTTTGAGTAGGGCGTGCTTGATGGCCGACCCAAAGTAAGTCTGCGGCTGGCTCTTAGTTGGATCGTAGGTCAGGCTCGCCTGCACCACGGCCAGCTGGGCGGTGCTGTCCAGATCACAGTGCCGCAGCAGGCGGCGGTAGCTGGGGTGCTGGGCAATGAACGCGGCCACGCACACCGGCACATACTGGAGTGCTGATTCAGCCAACCTCTTCTGCTCGTCGGTGAGCCGTCTCATTGCAGCGTCCTCACCCACACCTCGCCCCGCCAGCGGCGAGCACAGAGCGTCTCGTGGCACCGCTCGCACACCGGGGTGTCCGACGGCAGGCCCGAGCTATCAACCTTCACAGACGCAGGCCGGAGGCCACAGTGGGGGCACAGGCTAGTGGGATTTACGCCAGCCTTTGAGACGCTGGAGGACGGCTTTGCTTTTGCCACCGGGCGTGCCGTCTTTGTAGCTCCCGTCCCCCGCTTTGGAGAGGGGTTCGTAGACGACTTCGCCTTTGGCCGAGTCGAGCGTTTGCTGCAACGCCCCGATGGCTTTCGCCTGCCTGACTCCATACAGAACCGACCCAAGCAGCATGACCAGCAGCACGACGCAGAGCAGTTCTGCGACATGCTTCAGCACGATGCCGGGCAACGCCTCCTTGGTTGCCGGGCGGGCACCATCCTCGCCTGAGAATGGGTGCGCCGCCGAGTACTCTTCATAAACCATCGTACCCCCAATGTGAACGCCCGTACATACCCACTGATCTTATGGCTTCGCCCCCGGCTGCTGGATTTTCCACCCCCTCCGGGTGCCCGGCTGGCAGTGGGTCAGCAGGTCGGCCCGCATTCGATCCTCGTCCACACCCAGTGCCTCGCAGCACTCACCGAAACTGAGTGCTCCACCACCGTCCATCCAGCCGCGGGCCACCTCCCGCTGACGCTGGACTTCTCGGATGAACGGACGCATCTCACGGCTGCTGTGGTTACGCGGCCTCTCTGCCAGAGCGTAGGCCGTGCTCACTAGCAGGCTGCCGCACAGTCGGCGGTAGCCACCCTCGATCTCATCGGCGGTCAAGTTATTCAACATCGCTCGGCACCTCCCCGTCCTTGGGAATCTTGCAACCGGCCTGACGCAGGTCGGTATTCAAATGGGGCCACAGTTCCTCGGAGTGCATCGAGAAGCACAGGTTCCAAGCAGCGTGACTGAGGTGATCCTCCGAGCGATCCCCCTCCAAGTAGCTATAGATGTGCGACAAGGCGTGGTTCAGGAACACCGAGATCGGCAGCCCCCTCTCCACGTTCAGAGCACCGTACTTCTCGGCACCCTCGTGGCTGGCCTGCGCCATCCGACGCAGCCCGATGGGCGACAGCAGTTCGAATCTCACGTCCTTCGCACTGCGCTTGGCACCAGAGCGGAACGTCGCCACTCCGCTCGTCACTTGCGGTTTACCCCACATGCTTACTCTCCTTGGTTAATGACCACTCTCTTGCATCCGACATATCAACAAATGCGTTAGCTCGGGTTGCCTTGCCACCATTGACGGTGGCCTGCGTCTCTGTCTGATCCACTCGCAGCTTGCAGCAGTACTGCCCAGAGGGGTCAGCGATCAGCTTGGTGAGGAGCAACTGCTCGTCCACGAGGTAGAGGAATCCGTAGAGGGGGACAGCCAGCAGTCGGGCTGCCTCTCTCCCCTCGTCCAGCTTCTCCATCGTGACCAGCCACTCGTCATTCCACCCCTGACGCAGGGCATTCCTCGACAGCTTGTACCGGCACTTGGTTTCCACGACCGCGACGATCTCGCCAGACGGGCCGACAACCACGGCATCCACCTTTGCAGGCTGATCCTTCGGCGTGCCCACATACCGGCAGCCAGTGGCCTTCTCAAAGATGGCAGCTGCTGCCTGCTCATCCCGTGCGGTCTGCTGCCCCTTGGGCGTGAGGATGTCCATCACTTCACCTCATGTGCCGGGCCGGTCGAGCGCCTTGCCATGCCCCTCTGCATCCGCTCGATGAACGTGTGCAAATCCTTCATGCGTACCGTGACCAGCCACTCGCTGCCGTTCTTGCGATGGCAGATCATCGGCGTCTTCAGGTGCGGTGCCGCATCGAGCACTGCCTTTGCCATGGCCTCCTCGATGTTCAGCCGCTGCACCCTCTTGCACTCCACGAGCACGCCCGGGAGTTCCTCCACCAACAGATCGCTGGTTGCATCCGCACCGGAGTACTGCTGCGAGCGCCTCGCTGTGTACCCCATCGAGCGGAAGCACTCGGCTAGTTCGCGCTCGCCAGCTGCTCCCTTGGCTCGGCTATTGATGGTCATTGTCTTCTCGCTCCTTGATTGCCCAGCTGGGCAGGGGTTGTGGGTCACACGGGAGGGCACGACGATGTCGAAGGCCAGCCAAGTACTCGATGTCCACTTCACCGTCTTCCTCCTGCTTGGCTGTGATGATCTGGCAGATGTCTAGGTTCTTCTTGCCACCCGAATGGAACCCGTAGTGGCACTCGTTACACAGGAGGATCAGACCTCGATGATCGTGCGGATCTTTTCCGCGGCGTCCTTGGATGTGGTGAATCTCCATCCTTCTGCCCGGCCGATACTTCCGGTAGTGACACACGGCACATCGGTCGTGGCTGAAGGCGTAGTCTTCCAGCTGCTTACTCTTCCCCATCTCTATCCACCTCCGCGATCTCTAGCGTGCGGCCCAGCTGGATCAGTTCCTTGGCGTGGGTCTGGTGATCAAACTCAGGGCAGATCATGCGGGCCCGGGCGATAAGCAGATCGAGGAACTCCAGTAACTCCTGCTTGGGGTAGTCCTCTGACTCCCTCTTGCAGATTTCCTGAGCGGCATACATCGAGTACACCAACAACTCCACGCCGAACCGCTCTGTCTCCTGCCGATCCTTGCGGCCGATCTCCTGCCGCACCATCGCACCCGACCAATAGGCGATGGCCTCATCGAACAGGTAGAGGGGGATGCCTTCCCAATCCTTCTGCGAATCAATCAGGTAGGTCTTATAGACCGAGCCGCGAGAGTCCTCCGGGATGGCCGCAGCCACCATCGAGAGCTTCGTCTTCTCGGGGATGGGGAATCTGTAGACCGTGTTGTCGAGCAGGTAGAAGCCACGCTTCTGTGCGTCACTCAGTCGGCTGTTCAAGAAGTGGTGTGCCTCGTGTGCCCAAGTAATCCAATCGTCGTCGTGCCTCGCCTTCAGCACATCCTGCGGGGGCAGGTGGCGGGCAATGTCTCGGAGCGTCGGAGGGTAGTCGTCCATGCCCAGCCTCTGCTCCAGCCCCGGCCGGGCTGCTGGCGGCACGGCGACAATCTCCATCCCCCACAGGAACATGACAGCGAGCACGGCACCGGCAAGCACAGCAGCGAAGTTGATCCACATAGGTTCTCCTCGGGTTAGTCGTTCTCATCCATGAAAACACTGAACAGGATGACCGCGGTCGCGATCAGTAGTGCGAAGGCAAGGAAGTCGCAGGCCGCGACCCAGCAAGCAGTGAGCATCAGAACTCCTCCATCTCGGTGTCGGTCGCCAGCTGCATGGAGGCAGCCACCAGCCACTGAGCGAGGGCGTAGACTTGGTCGGGGTCGGTGAAGGTAAAGCCACCGTAGAGCGAGAGACGCACGCATGGGCGGTCAGTCGGACGAGCCACGTCCAGCATCTGTGCGTCACGCTGACTGATCTCGCCACCGTCTGGCAGAAGGTCTTCAATCGCCAGAGAGTCGAACACGCTGTGCCTCTCGCCATTGCGGTAGACCGCGGTCATCACCGCTTGGCCTTCGCCCCTCACCACGCACATAGCCTCGTGATCAACCATGAGACAGCCCTTTCTCTAGCTCGCGCTTGATCGCCTTCACCAGCCACTCGTTGCCCGGCGTCCTCTTCATCCCGCGGACGATGCGTTCCAGTTCCTTGCGGGGGATGAGCCGGATCGGCTCTCCCTTGAACGGGCCCCACAGCATGCGTGCCTCACGCCTCTTCGGGCTGGCCGCGGTGGGCTTGGCGAATGGGTCGGATGAGGTGGCGTCGAACGTGATCCCCACCACCAGCTGGCGGCGGCGGTGACGCTCGGCCTCCTGCTCGGCCCGGGCCCGCTCGACCTCCAGCTTCTCCTCAGCTGCTGCCATGGCGTCGATGTCCTCGACCTTGATCTCGCCTTCCTCGGCGGCAGCCAACAGCTTCTCTCTGTACTTCTTCACCTTCGGGCTCGGGGCCATGATGTCGATGGACGAGCACAACTTGTGGAAGCGATGCGTGTCGGTGTAGTCCACGATGGTGGCGTATGGCTTGCTGCTCTTACTGATAGCCAGCTTGCGCAGGTAGTCAGTCGGCTGGCTGTCAACGGCGGCGTCAGCAGCTGGCCGCAGGATGCGACCGCAGATTTGCATATAGCGTTGGAGTGAGAATGTGGGCCGCAGGATATGAACCTCGGCTGCCCTCTGGCTGTCCCACCCAGCCACGAGCGTGGCGACGTTAACCACCATGTCCACCTTGCCCGATTCGAAAGCCTTCATCTCCTCGGCCTTCTCGCTCAGTGGCATCTTGGAATGGACAAGGCTGGCAGTGATGCCATACCGGGCGATCATGTGCCTGAAGTCGGTGGCATGTGGGATCGAGGAACAGAACACAGCAGCTGGCCGGGAGTGGTTCGCTGCCACCATGGCACACTGCTCGTGCAGTGGTCGTTCCTCACGCAGGATTTCACCGGCGCTCTTGCCATCGAAGTCGGCCATGCCGTGCCGGATGTCGCCGTAGTCCACCCCCTTCAGGACAACACGCTTGCCGCGGATCGTAACCAGCCAGCCGTGGTCGATGGCCGGGGCCACGCCGTACTGGATAGGGCAGCGTCCGTAGTAGTCGAGGATGCTAGTGCCGTCGGCACGAGCGTGAGGCGTTGCTGTCAGCCCCACGACCTTCGCACCCATGGCCGAGTAGTAATCAAGCAACTCGCGAGTCTTCTCCCCCAGACCCCAGTGGGCCTCGTCCACCATGACCAGATCGGGAGTGAACCGACGGCCACGATCCCCGATGGTCAGGGTCTGGAGGGAGCCGACGACACAGTGCTGATCAACGTCGGCCCAGTTGTCGGACTGCTCGATGCCAACATCATGCAGCAGCCACTTCTCCATGGAGCGTGCGATCTGGTGGACGAGGTTCACCTGCGGGTCGATGACCAACACTTTCTTGTAGCTATCGGCCAGCATCGCCATGATCAAAGACTTGCCCAGCCCCGTCGCCGCCTCGACCACCATGCGGTCGTGAGTCCGCAGGTGATCGAGGACGGCGTTCACGATGGCCGTCTGGATCGGCCGGGGCCGTGGCCTCGGGTCGTTGAACAGATCGAGCGTGCCGTGCTGGGCCATCAGGCAACCCTCCCCGGCACCAACACCTTGGTCGGGCAGCGACGAATGCCGATCCTACCCACCCACCTGCGGCTCGTTTCCTCCACGCTCCACCCCGCCTGAATCTCCGCGCACCTTGCGGCGATTTCCTCTGGGGTTGGATCGACGTTGCCCTTGACGACCCTTACTGTTCGCAGCAGGTTTGCGAACCGGAGGTGCTTGTACACGAGGCTGTAGTGCAGGCCCGCCCTCATCGCCGTGTTCTTCAGCGTCTCGCCCTTCTGGTAGATCGCCACTGCCTTCTTCAACTTGTCGCTCGTGCTCATCTGCTGGTACTCCTTGCAGAAACTTGGTTACGAAACACATTGCTTGCAGGGCCCTGACCTCCTCCAAGAGGGCAGGAACATCGACGTTTACGATCTGAGGCATGTTCTCCAGAAACAGGTTGCTGGCCCGCTCCTCGATATCTGCCAGCTGACGATCACTCAGCACGCTTCACCTCCGCTATCGGGGCCATGGCTTCCCGCTCCTCCTTCAGCGAGAGCATCTGCTCCTCACTCATCCGGCCAGCTGCAACTGAGAGGGCAGCCTTAGCGAGCACGGTGTTGCGATCCTGCTCGGTGCGTGCGTTACGCAGTGCCTGACGTGCCATGCCCACCACCGGGTTCACGGCGGGAGGGGCGGCGCTCTTCAGGTTGGCACCGTCGAGGTCGCTCTCAGCCGCGATCCCGCAGAGGCAGGCGTAGTCGTTGCGGCGGAAGTACGTCGTCCACGCCAGCTTGTCCTGCGGCTTGGAGCGGTTGTAGTTCAGCACACTGAACGAGCGTTCGAACTGACCGCTGACGTGACGCAGAGTGGAGACGAGCCATTCCTGATCCCCGATGATGATGGTCTTCGATGAGAGGTCGAGCCCGTACTTGGGCAGCGACTCACACACCGCATCGATCACCTCGTCAAGCGTGGCGTAGGGGCCAAAGTTCCCCTTGGCGTTCTTGTGAATCTTCTTGATCTCCGGCCGGGCCTTGCACTTCGCAGCACACAGCAGGTCGGTGAACTCGCTCTCTGCTGCCGGGAGCATGGAGGTCTGCCCCTTGAGACGCGGGTCGCGGATTGGTTGGACGGGGACGATATCGAGAACTTCTTGATCAGCCATTGACGCTCTCCTTCTGCTGGTGAAACAACTCCCACGAACGTGTCTCTTCCTGTGCCATCTCGGACGCCTTCGCCTGCTGGTAGGCAGCGCCTGCCTCCTCGGCGGTCGCGAAGTACCCGAGATACTTCCGACGGCCATGCACGTTGATGACCACCCGGTACGGCTTGTCTCGCTCGATGCTGTCGTAGAGACGCATGTCCTCGACGCCCGCGGGCAAGTGAGCACGGTCGGCTAGACGACGCCTGCTGTTGCGATTGCGGATGTTCAACGAGCCCGTGGCCGGGCGAAGGTTGGTGAGGCGGCAGTCCCACTTCACGCCGTTGATGTGATCCAGCTGGGCAGCTGAGTTCTCGTGGACGAGAGCCCAGATGAATCGGTGCAGCAGCACCATGCGGTCGTTGATGCGGGTCTGGAGATAGCCCTTGGCGTGTCTGCACCAGCTGTGCTTGGACACTTCCTCCGCGAACTGCTCGTCCACGAAGAACACCGGGTTGATGCGACCCTGACGATTGAGCCTTCCGATCATGAGTGGAACCTCCGCAGCAGGTAATCGGGCACAGCCAACTCGTGGACTTCCCCGTATCCGGCGGGGAGCCAGTTGTCTGTCTCGGTGCGGATGGCGATCTCATCGAGGTCGCGTGTGATCATGTCGTGGCACATGTCCACGACAGGGGCCGGGAGAGTGACGGCCTGCACCTGATAGCTGGGGGTAGTCGAGAGGACGATGAACGTCATCGGCCGGTCGGAGATGCCAGCCTCGATTGCACCGCTGCCGTAGAGGGCGGCTTGGTAGTGGTAGCCGTGCTCTATCGCTGGCCCGATCCACGACTCCAGAGGGCGAGCCTCGCGGCTCGTCTTCCAATCGATCAGCCTGCCATCACGGGTGACAGCATCGAACCGGCAGCGGAGACGGTGGCCGTCCTCCCGCTCCCATACCACCGAGAGTTCGTGCTCCTCAATGGACTCGATGATCTCGCGGACAGCGGCGTTGTCCTGAGCCTGCTTCCACAGGCCGGTGATCACGGCGTCGTCTGCCGGGGTCAGGAGGATGGCGTCCTTGGGCTGGTCGGCCAGCCACGCCCGTGCTTCCTTACCTGAGCTAAGTGTCCCGGTGGCGGTGCAGAACTTCTCGGGAACGAGCACTGCCCGACGGCGGAATTCAGGCTCGCCTAGTTCGAAGACTAGGTGGACAAGCGTCCCTCTTGCGAGGGAGTCCGACGCGAACGGAGGATGGGAGCGAGCAACGAACTGCTCGTAGTACCACACCGGGCCGTGTCTGCGAAAAGCCCACAGGGGGCTCTTCGACGGCACCGGAAGACTATGGTACTGGTCGTTAGGCAACCCTCTCAGGACGAGCGGGTAACCAAAAGAAAGCGCGGCTATCTCTTCTGCGAGTGCGCTACGTCCCGAACGTAGCGCTCTACCAGACTGAGCTACGCCCCGATCTGGGTGCATTATGGCTTCCTGCTCGATTTCCGCAACGTCATTCTTCGACGGCGATGATTGTGACGACATTCTGAATTCCTTGAATTCCTCAGACAGTGGAAGCGGCCCCTTGAAAGGGGGAAACCGGGGGGTTGTTGGTTCCTTCGCAGTGAGTACTCTCTCCACCACTGGCAAGGATGTTGTGGACGGTTGTACAGTAAGGAGCGGATCGATGATAGGGGTCGCTGAAGGGTTTCTTTTGGGTCGAGACGTTAGCTCTGGTTACGCAAGCAACGTCCGACGAACGGCACGCAAGATGGCGGCGGCGGGAATCACCGCGGCGAACATCGATGGGCCTGTCGTGAACATGTGGCTCTCCTCCTTGACAACCAGTTCAACCACCAAAGCATCCGAGCTTTGCACCGCCCTCACCCTGTGGCGCTGGGGCATCGAGGAAGGCGTGATCGTGAATCCCATCAGGCGAGTCAAGAAGATTCGCAAGACGAGGAAAGTCGTTCGTGCCTTCACTCGCAGCGATCTTACCATGGCTGTCAAGTTTTTCTCAGATGAGAGTTTCGTCCGAGAAAACCATGTGTTTCAGAAATCCCTGTGTCCAGTGTCCCTTTGGATGGAGGCGTGGACGAGGTTCTGTTATGAGACTGCGGCACGCATGGGTGACGCACACTCACTCCGTGCGGAAGCACTCGTTCCCGGCGGCGTGGCGTTCGTGGCATCGAAGACCGGGCAGCCGGTGGTCAGGCGGGTGAGCCCGCGAACCAGCGAGCTATTGCAGAAGTTGGCCGACATGTCACCCGATGGCACGGTGTTCAGCTGGGCAGTGAGTAGGCGATGGGCGTTCGCCAACATCAAGCGGTACTTCGAAATGGCTGGCCTGAAGGGTGGACGCTCACAGTGGCTGCGCCGTGCAGCCGCCACGCACGCAGAGATGATGCAGGAGGGGGCGGGCTCCAAGCTGCTCGATCACCGTGGCTCTGGTGGGCCCGAGCTAACCCGCCAGCACTACCTTGATATGAGCCAGCTAATGGAGAGATTGCCGTCTGGCCCGATGCTGGATTGAGTTTCGGAATACTCGCTTGCGTGGCACCAGAAGGGCGCTACAACCGTAGGTGTCGCGGTAGGACTGATGGGCCGCGATCATCGGTGTGCGTGCCATTAGCGGAGGGCCAGCCCAATAAGCTGGCGAGACGGGAGCCTGACCCACGCATAAGCCCCAGCCCAAAGTCGAGGGGGCAAGTCAGGGTGGCGGTGCCATCGCCACACAGCAGCGACTAGTCACAGCGGATCGTCACCCGACTGTGGCCGCATGAAACGACGCGGATACCTCAAGAGGCAGCCGGGATCGAGTGCGACAGGGACTCCCTGACAGTGCCCTCAAGGGTAGGTCAGGAGAGTATCCCTGCGCACTCACTCAGCGTTTCCTAAGAGGCAACTCCGGTGCAGGGGAGACAGTGTTGCAGCTGATAAGAGACTGATAGCAAAGAGGGACTAGAGCCCGAATCGAGCAGCCCTCTTGGCTGCGTCCTTCTTCTGCTTGGCCTCGGCTTGGTTCTTCTTCTGGAGGGCCTGCCGTAGTTCGTAGTACTGCCTCATTTCAGGCGGCAGCTGCTCGACCTCTTCCTTCGGGATGCTCGTCGTTTCGAACCCCTTCGCCCCCGGGTAGCGCTCGATCTCGGCGTTCAACTGTCGCAGTGCATCGGCCCTCTGACGCTTCTCATCGATGACCCGCAGCTTGACCGGGCTGAAGGTGTTGAACAGCAGCGTCGAGGCACGGGATGCCATAGGTGTGCGTTGGTCGGCCAGCTGGCGACCAGCACTGAGCAGTCGGCCCTGCCCCGGGAAGAGCATGTCGGCACCAGACTGCACCATGGACGGCAGGCGGAAGTCCTCGTTGCCGGTCCATGCACCGACGATGGTGTCGATCTCGCTGGGCACCTCACCGAGCTTGCGCTTCGTGAACATGTCACGCTGCGTGGCTGCCTCGATCAGTGTCTTCGGCAGAGGCCCCAGCTGCTGTGCGTAGTTCTGGATCGTGGAGATCATGCTGGCGTTGGGATCGAACTTGCCGCCGGTCTTCGCTATCGACACGCGGTTCAACGCGGACAGACCGGGCAGGTCGATGTTGGTGACGGCACGACGCAGGCCGGGGCCGGGCTCTGCCACGTTGCCTAGCCCGAGCGCTTCGGTCGCAGCACCGAGTTCCTTGGGGAGCAGGAAGCCCGATTGCTCACGCAACGTCTGAGGTACATAGGTGTCGTCGTCTGATTGCTGCGCCTTATCAGCAACCTTCAGCATCTGGGTGTACGCACCGCCGGGCTTCGACGCCATCTTCTCTGCGGCGTACTTCAGGATGCGGCTCTCATAGGCATAGAAGGGCATCCACTTCCTGATCGTCTTCTCGACCTCGGAGAGATTCCCATAGTCAACGTGGGCCGCGATCATGCGGCGCGCCGCTTCCTTCGGGGCGAAACCTTTCTGAAGCAATGCCATGTAACCACCCATGCGATTGACGCTGTCAGTCCAATCGCCCAGCTTCTCGCCGGTCTTGTACAAGGGGTTCGTGGTGTCTTTGTTTCCGAGCACGCCCTTCACGCCGAACGGATTGACGGCCTGCTTGGCAAACTGCCCGTAGGTGCGAGATGGATCGCCAGCGAATGAGCCCGCGATGGACTGCGGCTTGAACCCGGGCAGCAGTTCCTTCACTGCTTCGGCCGTGCGGTCGGCGTTAGTGCGATCAATGATTGCACCACCCTTGAGGATGCCTGCCTCTGCGGTGTCAGCGAGGAACTTGCTAATCAGCTGATCGTCGGACAGCCCAGCCTTAGATGCTGCGGCGTATAGGGGCATCTTCTTGATGTAAGGTAGTACCTTGTCATACTGACCATTTAGTAACTTGGCTGCGTGGTATCCGCCCTTCACCGCTTCGGGGCCAGCCTCGATTACATTAGATATAAAGCCGCTAGTAAGATCGCGTGTATACCTACTCGGCCATGTTAATACACCGGCCTTAAACATCTTCGTGTACTGTTCCACGAGATTGCCGATCTCGCTCACTGCCTTCGGAGCAGCGAACACATCGTGCATTCGCGTCAGCTGGTTGAGTGTCTCAAGCGGGATCGAGTACTGCGACAGGTCAATCTCGTCGGCGGTGATCCGGCCCTCCGCTCCCTGAAGGCCGGAGTCGCCCAGTACTTCTGCCATGCGGCTGCGTAGTTCGGCGGCTGCTCCACCGCGAACCTTCGTGCCGTCAGCCAGCACGGTCTTCGGAGACTTCAGTCCAGCCTTCTGTAGTGCGGAGAGGGCCGAGATGTGCTTGCCGCCTTCCACTTGACCCGGTGTCTGATTGACCAGACGAGAGGCGATGGTGTTGATGAGTTCGTCTGCGGTGCCGATGGCACGCTTACGTCCGTAGACATATCGGGTGGTGGCTTCCAGCGGGTGGTTGCCGAATACGGGCGAGATGTCTCCGGCGTCTGGCACCTCAATCTGGTTGAGGAACCGCGCTAGCTGGCGTGCCTTCGCCTTGGAGTATCCCGCCGCGGGAACCGCAGCTGCCTTCTTAGCCGCAGCCGTTGACATTGCGCCGGATGACCAAGCTGCCGACAAAGCCGCCCGATCCGCAGCCGACTGAGCAGCGGCCTTGCCGACCGGAGAGTCAGCCATCGCCGCATAGTATTTATGGCTCGGGTCGTTGATGGCTTCGTACAGCTTCTGGGCAACCTCGTCTTCCTTGAATGCATCCCCGAGCCCAACGAAGTCTCTGTCCTGAGAGAACTTCCGCAGCTGGTCGATTCCGCCGGGCAGCTGGAGAGCCTTCGACCGAGCGAGCATGTCGCCCGTGACGGTGTCGAACAGTGCAGGCTGCCGCGACTTCTTGCCCACGACCCGGTCGAGGACGTGCTCTAGCTGGTACGGTCGGTAGCCAGCACCATAGTTGTGCTGCAACTGGTGGGCACGCAGGCCCATCGCCTCGGACTCAGTGAGAATCTTCGGGGCGAGGTGCCCCCAGCGATCAACGAATGCCCGCACCCCCGGTGTGTTCTCAACGAAGTCGATGTCGGCTGCCGTGGCGGCGTTCTTCTCAAGGTAGCGGTCGATTGCCTCGCCCGCCTTGGCTGACATAACGTCGTCAATGCCTGTCCTCGATGCGACAGCAGGGTCGATCTTCGCCACCCGCAGCATGTCGGCCATCTCTGCCGCCTCACGCCGCCCCTTCGCCTCGCTGATGTCAGCGGTCTGGTTGATTCTGAGTGCTGCCGCCTGAGCCGCGGCGTCTGTCTGCCCGCCTGCTGCCTTGTTGAACATGGCGTGGGCGTACAGACCGGGCGTAGACCATCGGATGGACTCTCCAAAACGGTCAGCACCACGAGCGAGTGCTTCGCCAGCAGCAGCACCGAGCGGATCACCGACGATTGAAGCGGAACCGAACCCAAGACCGAACGACTTGCCCAGCGTCTGGTCTTTCACCTGATCGTAGGTCAGCTTGTTCTTAGTCAGGTACGCATCCAACTGCTCCTTGAGAGCCTTCTGTGCGTCAGCTGGTGCAGCCTTGAGTGCATCGTCTAGCGTGGTCGTGCGGAGAGCCTCTCGCTTCCCGACCAGCGGGCGAGTGGTGTGCTCCGCGAAGTCTCGGATGTTCGTCTTGAGTGCGGTGAGCGTCCGTTGTGCCCGGCCCGGCAGCGTTGGAGTGAGTGCCTCGACCGCGGCGTCATCGAGCCCAGCCCTGAACGGTATCTTGGTGGGGGCGGCAGCCACTGCATCTTCAAGCACCTTGCTCCGCAGACGCTGGCTGGCGGATACCGTCGCGTTGTCGAGCAGGCCAGCTGCCTTAGCCGCCTTGCCAGCCTTAGTCAGACTAGACCCACCAAGCGTGAGGTACGTCAGCGGGTCGGTGCCGAGATCGAGGGCCATGCCGGTGACCCACCGGGCAGTGCTGTCGTCCTTCCAGCCAGCCTGATCCAGCAGCTGCTCGCTGGACACACGCTGCTCTGCGTCGAGCGGGTTGTTCCAACTGCCATCCTGCAAGTAGTCGATACCGCTGGCGATCAGTGCTCTCGGAGTGTCGAGCCCCCAGAGCAGATTGCTAACGCCCTGACTGCTCTGCTGGCCGAGCTTAGAAAGGAGGCTCCGCTGCACAGGCTCGGGCATAGGCGTGGAGTTGCCACGCTGGCGTCGTGCGCCAAAGCTGGTGCTGGGCCCGAGAGCCATTACTACTCCTTAGAGTACGGGTGCTTGCGGCGTCCCTTGCTGGCGTCTTCGGCAGCCTTCTTGCGATCTGCCCGTGCCTTCTCAACCTCTTCTGGAGTTGGCTGGCTCCACGCACCGCCGGATCGTCGCTGGCCTGCCGGGCGTGGCGGGCCCACTCGGCCAGCAGGTACGGGCGGTAGTTCTGCCTTGCCAGCAGATGGCGTCACGCCGTTCAGATCGTTGTACACCGCGTCGGCCTGCTCGGGGCTCATGCCAGCGTGCGTGTTGGCGTAGGCCCGGAACTCCTCCTGAGTCATCGGCGCAGACGGCCTGCCAGTTACCGGATCGACAGTCGGCTTACCGTCATCGCCCAACCTCTTCATCTCGTTGGTAAGGTGGGATCGCACGCCCGGGTGCATGCTGCCACCAGCGGCGTTCATCAGTGCCCGCCGTCGGAGAGTACTGGTTGCCAGTTCCAACGCCTGATCTTCGGAGAGGTGCGGGTGATTGCTCCGCAGCTGGGCAGCCATCTCGTTCCGAGAGTTCCCCATAGACAGCGCTGGGTTGGCGAACGCCTCGTCAGCGTAGCCGTTGGCAGTGGACTGCGGCGTGCCAGCTGCGGCCCTCTCTGCCTGCTTGACTCGCACGGCCTGATCGCCTTCGGCCGCGGTCTGCGTCAGCTGGCGCTCCGCATCCTTAACGGCCTTTGCTTCCGCGAGTCGGGCGGCGTGGTCGGCCACCTTCTCGTTGATTACTCGCAGAGCTTCCGCCTCTTGGACGGTTAGCTCGCTAGTCTTCTCCTTCTCCTCCAGACGCAGCTTGAGGCCCTGCTCGGCAAGCGATAGAGCATAGCCATGCTGGTCTTTAGCCAGCGTCCGGTCGTGCTCCCAGCCTTCGCGGCGGATTTGCATCTCGTCACCGCGAGCGTCCTTCGCCGCGGCGGTGTCCCTATCCTTCATCTCTCCTTCGTGCAGCTGATCGTCCTCGCGAGCCTTGTCGGCCTGAGTGTTATCGATTCCACGCAGGTCAACGGTGTTCTTGTGCTTCGCTGCCTCCGCATCGGCAGCGTCCATCGCCGCCATCCGCTCTTGGTACATCGGGTTGCCGGTGATCTGGCCCAAGCGACTCAAGCCCTCACGCACAGTGGCGGGGTCGGCTGACCGAGTCTTCTCATCGAGGTGGCCCGTGTATCCCTTGCGTTCCCAGATCGCTTCGTTGGCACGGGCGTGCTGGGCTTTGCGTGCGGCCTGTCGCTCAAGAAACTCCTTGCTGGCCTGCGGCCTGCCACCCGGAAACATTTCCTTCTCGACCTCTTCGGGCGTCTTGCCGGTCGCTTGAGCAAGCTTTGCCACCTGACGGTCGGCGGCGAAGTTAGGGTCGCGTGCGGCCTTCTCGGCATTACGCCGCTCGATGCGTGCGTTGTACTGCTCGGGCGTGATCTTGTCGGCGGGTGTGCCGTCGCCGTACTTCGCCTGATCGTTGGTGGCGTGCTTGCGATGGACGCCCGGCATGGTCTTCAGCCACTCAGCCTCACGGCGTGCTTCCTGCGCCTGCTGGGCGTTGCTCATGCCAAGGCCCGGATTGGCTGGCGTTGCCTTGGGCTTCTCGCTGTAGGCACGGGCCGCTTCCTCTGGGGTCAGGCCGTAGCCAGCTGCACGCTCGGTGAAGTCCTGAAGAGAGATGGGTTGCCACCCTTGCGGCTTGGCTGCCGGAGCACCACGCAGACCTTCCTGCTTGGCACGCTCCTCAAGTAACTCTCGTCCGGTGAGGTGACCACCCAGCTGGCTGCGAGCGTATTCGTCCTGACGCCGCTCCATCCCTCGCACTCTTACAACATCCTCTTTCGCTTTCGCTCTCTCAGCGGGCGTGTTCCAAAGGTCGAGGAGTCGTGGGTCTAGACCTCCGGCCCGTCGGCTCTCGCTCTCGGCCAGACGGCGAGACTCCTCCTCGGTGTACCCAGCGTCGATCAGCTGCTGGGTGCGTTCGGCAAAGGTGTCGCGGTCTGTCGTGTTTCCGACGACCGTCTCGGCAGGGGGGGCGCTGACCTCCCTTTGTGGCCGCGGAGGTGCGGCAGTGCGGGGCATCGATGGCGGAACAGCCACATGCCCGCCGTCACGACGATTCCTTCCGGCCTGTGCGTCGATGTCCGACCACTTGTCGAGCATCTCTCGGCTCGGGAGTGGCCGCTTGGAACCGTCGGGGAGGTACATCATCTGTTGCGCGAGCGCGGACACTTGTGGCGCATCGCCCATCCCGGTCTGGCGGGCCGCACGAATCCGGTCGATCATGGCGTTGGAGTCGGCAGCCTTCGCCGTCAGCTTCGCATCACGGGCCCGCAGCTGGTTCTTGAAGGCGTTCGTGAACTGATCTTCCGACATGGCGGCGGCTTCGCCAGACAGCCTGTCCGACCGCTGCTCGGGCGTCTCGGGTGCCGCCTGCTGGGCAGGAGGACGAACGCCAGCGGAGTTTACGCCGGGCCTGACGACGTTGGCTTGCAGTCTTCGGATGCGGTCTTGGATGTCCATCAGCGTCCCAGTGCTTTCATGAGGCGGGAGAGTTTGGCCCGCGGGTCATCAGAGTTTTTGGCCCGCTCCGGCCCCATGGAAACACGGCCAGCGTTCGGATCAGGCAGGAACAGGTCACGACCGGCGTGCGGGTCTGGCAGGACAAGGTCGTCGTGGTTCGGGTTAGCGAGTACTAATTCCTCTTCCGGCGGCGCTTGGTAGCGAGCGGCCTGCGGGGCACGGTAGCCCGGGGGTAGGCGTCGGCCGGGAGGGGGAGGTGCATCTATGGATACGTCCTCCATAAGGTCGGGGCCGTCATCGGGCAGGCCCACCTGTGTCTCGGTCGGACGGTCAGGCACCTGCTCTGGCGGCTCTGCCGGGGCAGCTGCCTTCCGCTCCTCCTCGTTGGCTGCGTAGAAGCCGCCCGCAGCGGCGAGGGCGGCAGCGGCCGTGAGCGAGTTCCTGCGGAGTCGGGCCTCATCAGCCCGCCTCGTGACGTTGCTGACGGCCCCCGGCGTAGGCATAGAGAAGCCCTCGCCCTCCATGCGGTCGATGTCGCTGTCCTCCAGAACCTGAGCGTGGTTCCTCCTGCGGTCAAGCTCCCGCACCGGGGTCGGCTGCGAGAAGCCCTCGTCGTCCATACGGGACATGCCGTCCTCATCAAACACCTGATCGGCGGCGTGCCTGCGGGCCATCTCTGCGGCCCGTCGGGCCTCGATGCGGGCGGCGACGGTGTCGGCTGGTTCGGGGCTGGAGAACCCCTCGTCGTCCATCCGGGTGAGAGCGTCTTCGTCAGCGAACTGGTCAGCGGCCTGCCTGCGAGCCATGGCCTCAAGTCGGCTGGTGTGAGCATCATCAACGGCAGACCCGGCGCTGTCCCACTGCGATGAGTACTGGGCCCTGCGGGCCTGCTCGTCGGCAACCTTCTTAGCGGCTGCGTCACTGGCAGCACGCTGACGACGAGCGAGGTCGGCCTCGTATGCCGCGTCCTCCAGCTGCGACTGCTTCTCATCCCACTCTCGCTCATAGCGCCGCGGGTTCGGGCCGACAGGCTCCATGCCGCCCTCGTCTGCCATGCGTGCCGCCTCCATCTCGGAGGTGTCTGGCTGGGGCCGACTGCGAACTCGGGTCTGCTTGGGCTTGGCCGTCACATCGAGGTTGCCGTCACCGCCAGCAGCGTCGTCGGCAACGCCAACCTGAGTCTCCTGCTTGGGAGCAGCCTTCGGCTTGGGCTCGGGCTTAGGTGCAGGTGCAGCTGGCTTCGGAACGTGGTTGCCGCCTCGCGCCTTGCGTGCCTTCTCCCACTCCTCAGTCACTATGCGGCGGAAGATGTCGTCGCCCCACTGCTCGGTCGTCTTTGCACCACGCAAGGGCTTCCCCTCTTCGGCGGCGGGCTTCGCAGCAGCTGGCTTCTCGGCCGGTGGCTTTGTTCCACGTTTGCCAGCAGCGGGCTTGGTTTCGACCACGGGCGGCGTTGCGGCAGTTTCAGTGGTCTTAGTTGGGATGGGGCCGAGCCTCTTCACGGCATCCTCTGCGGCACCGGCAGCTTCGAAGTGAGCAGTGCCAGCCTTCTCCCCGAGCTTAAGGATTTCAGCGTCGAGCACTGCGAGCCGTTCGTTCAACTCTCCTGCCATGCTCGGGTCGGCGTTGCGGGCATCTTCAGCGAGTGCTGCGTAACGCT